GAGACACTAGCAGTAGAACACAAGGCACGTTCGCACGGAGCGAGATAGCAGCGTAAGAGTCTTTCTTGATTGAGAGACGCGCATTCATCCCACCTCACGGTCGGATTGCTTCTCATCGCACGCTCAGGTAAGACGGGCAAGCCTTTCTCACGGTACCGTAGGGCATACGGGAACCGACACGGTTGCCCGTGTACAACGCTTCTGGACATGCGGGCCTCTACTTTCTGGATAGCACTATTCAGTGAGCAAGTCTCATGGATGAAGGAAGAATTCCCCTGCTTTTTAAGCGGGGAAATGTCAATATACCTCCTGGTATAAAATGACATTCCCCTTCAGGCTACAACGAAGTGAGGCGTGATAGGTAATAGTGAGGTACATGTGTGCTACACGCAACGCATAATGAGGGGATAGTCGTTTTGACTATCCCCTCATTATTCTCTATCTATGCTAAGACGTGAATAAGACTTGTTTTGCGCATGGATAGTTGGTGTCCCGTTCTCTGAAACTTAGACATTTAGGACAGGCCCAAATGATGTTCAGTTCCTGCATCAACGATCAGAGTTCCACTCAAAGACTGCTCTCTGAGCCAGCGCTCCAATCTCAGTCAGGCGTAAATTCCGGTCGAACTGACCGTACTGACGAATGGAACTTGGTTATCATCCCATCCATAGACCTATTCTCTCACACCGTGTCAAAAGCGGAGATGGGAGAGAAGTCCAGAAAAAGGAACGGATATCCCTGTTTTCAGAAACTAGTTGCTACCCCCTGAGAAGGAGCGCCGTCAAAGCGCGCTACGTGTAAACTTTCTCATGTCTACTGAGACGAGCCAGCACACCAGAGGTAATACTGAGGACATCTAGGCTATGCGGGGAGTGCGGACAAGAGGAGAGGCTCGGAGCAATCCACTCCGAGCCTCTCCTCTTGTCCATGTGGCTACTTACACGCAACGTAGCCACTCTCGATACTGCTCTACATACTCAGCTATGGCAAGCGCCTCACCAGAGCCGTACCAGATATCATCGATGACAATACCACGTCTTCCATCTGCTTCTGCTATGCAGATGGTCAAATCGCTGATCGAAGTGAGAGGCTGAGGTCTGCTTCTGGCCTCAAAGCCGATGTACGGTTTCTTCGTGATGACATAGCGCCGTGGCGGACCAGCGCCCTGGCGAGTGCCGCCGCTATGCCCTTTTGTCCCACTCACTTGGCACTCTCTCCATAGACATATTCCACGTCACCATCCTGGTTGTGTACCAAATGCACGGGCGGGAAACTTGCAAGCTTCTGTTGGTACTCTTCATAGGTACAACCGCGCCGTGCATTCGCCTCTTGCTTTGCGCGCGCTGCATGCTCTGGATAGTTCGCTGCCAATGCATCCATTTCACTGTCATCGCCCCACATTATGATGCTCATTTCTTGCTCTTTGTATTCTTCGTAGGTCATGATCGTTATCCTCTCTTCATTGTTTTATCTCGCATTTGAATAATACAACAATCAAATGCGAATGTCAATCCTTTTCCCTATCAGTTTTCGAGACGAGGGAAAATTCGTGCTATACTTCCTCTGGCGACACGGACACTTCCTGACACTAGACAATGCCATACATCTTTTCGGGCGTTATGCCGTGATGGACGCACATTGGCGTATCCCACAAAAGATGATATCTTCCCGACCTGCTCCCGTTGCTCGTACATCTTCCGTACAAGCTCCTGCACCTCGGGATGGTTCTCTGGCAAGTAGTTCATAAAACTACTACAACTGCTGTATAGGATGCTTTGGGCAGTAGCAGTAAAAGCAATTCTTCACTAAATGCTGCCGATCTGGCGGTACCTGTTCTAATGGGACAATCTGGCGTCTTTTCATTCCTGTGATCTATCCCCTTGCGCTCCATCTTCCCTTGCCACGGCGGGGTTGATCAATCGGCTTGTCAGGTGCATCGGCAAAGCCGTTTGCGAGGGGCGTCGCTATTCTGTTGTGCAAGAGCGGGTGGAGCGCAAGGAAACAACGCAGCAAGGAGCGCCGCGTCCTGGTCCGCCTGGTGCTGTTGTCGCCAGTAGGCTTGTCTATGCGCGTCGTTACAATATTCCCGTTGGCGATGCCCGCCCGGTTTCTCTTCCACTGGCTGGCCACAAAACTTACAATTCATTGCTTGCTTCCCTCTCTTCAATCGTTTGTAACGCTTCAATCGTATCATGGTTGTGTCACGCTTACAAGGCAAAGAAAAGAGCGCCACTCCGAAGAGTGACGCCCGTCCTTCTACCAATTGGCCGGATCGCCTTTTTCAGCGCCCTTTGCCATTTCTTCATATTCCTTGAATAGCTGGTTTTTGCGCTCCTGCTCTCGTTGGGCAATGGCAGCATTCCAGCCTCTCAAGAAGTCTGCGCGCCGCTCGCCCGTGTAGAGGCCGACGCGCACGGACTCTTGCTCTGCTGTCGTCTCATGCCACCAGTCCCAGGACCGCGCTGCTATAGAGCCTGCGAGGTAGGGATCGGTGCGCGCCAGTGCGTTGTCGGTCATGGCCTGCGCTCCCCCTTGACCAGGCCGACCTCATAGAGTGAGGTGTAGAACTCTATGAGGCTCTTGCTGTACGGCCCACGCCAGAATAACTCAACGGCGTCAATGATGGCCTGAGACTGCACTTCTGTGAGCGCGTCGATGCGTGCCAGGAATGCCGCCTGGTCTACATCGTAGCCGTGAACCATTGCACCTGCTATATTGCCGTGCAGCGTGCCAGGAGTGCAGCGTACGCCGTTGAGCGCGTCACACAAGAGGAGCGCTTCAGCTTCTGTGAACTCTGGTATGTCGTCGTCGTCGTACAGCGGTACTTTTTGCGGCCATGACGGAGCCGATTCAGGATGCATCAGCGCGACCAGATCGCCTCGGCGGTGATCGATCCAATCACCGAGCAGGAGCGCGTCCTCTGGCGAGAGGGAGATGGTGTGTCCATGCATGTCCGTAATCTCGAACGTGTCGCCTTCTGTGGTAGTGATGTGTTCTAGTTTCATTTGCTTCCTTTCCTTTCCTGCCTTGGCGCTACTGTCTCTTGAGCGATTCGCATAGCGCTACGAAATCTTCATAGCTCATCTCTGGCAAGACTTCCATCTCAAATGTCTCACCCGTTTCATCGTCAGTCAATGACTGGCCATCTAGCGTTTCCTTAATCTCCTGATGAAATCTCTGCATTTGTTCTTGGCGTTCGTTGTCCTGATTGTTGCCGAAAAGTTTGCTGAATAGGCCCATTGTTTGCTTCCTTTCTTGAATGGCGTATAGGAGCGCTCCTAACGTTCCTATACGCGTTACACTACTGCATGATAAGATAGTTTTCCTGATACCATCCCGATACACTAACGTGCGGTATCTGCCTCAGTCTCATCGTTTGGAACAAAGCGCCTGACATACGACGACACCGCGTCGAACTGATCTATCGCGTGTGTCAGCACGAGCTGCTGTAAGTGTTCAGGAAGTGCGTTGATACGCTGTTGCTCGTAGAGATCGTCAAGGGTTGTGTCGTCGGTCATCTGCTCAGGAGGCGTAATCTTCATAGCGTCCTCCCATGATAGATGTTATCCGCATCGTTGGCGGACACCAGCCCCTCCTGGTAGAATGCGCCCAACAGCGCGATCTCGTCGGCGTCTTCCTTGTCGCTACAATTCGGGTCCGTGCAAAACCTGTGCTCGCTGTGGTTGTCAGGGTTACGCGGGTCGGTGGCGCTCTCGTATTCTGGAACGATCATATGCTATACTCCTTGTTATGCAAAGCCTACTTCGTGGGAACTTGGGAGGCTTTGCCGCTTAGCTATGGCGGTCGGTATTTCCAGTACCGACCGTTTATCGTTTCCTCCACAATCTAGGAGGCGTCTACCAGCCAGCAATGAACCGACTGGCACCCGTCTACTAACTGCACTACTCTTCGTCAGGCTGGACCTGAGCCACTTTGACCAACTTCGCCAACGTCTGATCAGTCCAGCCTATGTACTGACGACTGAACTCTTCAGCCGCCTCTTTCTTGGAAGTCGCTTCCACTGGATAGGTCACTTCTTTGTCAGTGCCCTGTGCGAACGTGACTTCGTACTGTTTCTGCGTTGCCATGATGTTGCTCCTTTGTGTTTGTGTGAGTTGGTCGGTATTTCAGCACCGGCCTTTTCTTTTGCCTCTCACAATCCGAGAGGCACTGACGTACCGACGTGAGCCGATACACCAGGGTCTATCGACTGTCGCGCTGTACCGATTCTCTATAGATGCGTGCAAAATGCGCATCTGATGTTTCCAAATCTAAGAGAAAACGTGGAAAGCGGTCACCCTCCTGCTTTGGTTGCTCAATAAACCCCAATGCCCGACACAACTTTTTCCCATCATCCTCATCTGACACCGCATAGAGCCGTCGAATAACAATGTGTCGCTCTGCCAATTCTCCGAGGAAATCAATAAAACCAGATATGAGACGAAATCCGAAGCGTCGGGTGTGCTTCTCCACATCGGGTCTTACAGCGATGCCGATGTACAAATCGTAGGCTCTCCCTGGCTTGTATGCTAAGTAGTCCTGTGGCGTCATATCCCACGAACGCCGTTTGCCGCTCATGATATCTTCTAATGCATCAGGCTTGAACGGAGCTGCATGGATGTAGCCAGCGATTTCACCATGAAACAGTACCACGTAGTCTAGATAGGGGTTGACGACGTACCATTCTCGTCTCTGCTCTGGCGTCGTCGTTTGCCATCCTAGCACGGCAAGAACATGTACAATGCCCTCAGCATCTTCAGGTAAAGCTGTGCGTGTCTCTGTCTCTGGCTCCTCTACTGTAGTCGTATGCAGATACAAAGCCATCTCATTAGCCAATCGATCTATTTCCCTTCTTTCATAATAACCTTCTACTTTCAGAGGCGGCACATATTTCTTGATTCGACCTTGCCGCACAAGGTAGCTGAAAGCAGAGGGTGTCATTCCTAGTCGCTCACGTGCCTGCTTGGCCGTGTAGTATCCTTGTGGCGCACGTTTCGGTCCCCCACCGGTCTTTTTTCTCTTCGGTTTTTCTGACATCTAACCCCCTTGACAGCGTGTGAAACCTGTGATATGTTTGACACATAAGAAATGTAACATACCGAATGGAGGATGTCAAGTCAGGTACCCCCGCTTAAAAAGCAGGGGGCTTGTAAGTAGGGCCGACTTCTAGCCGTCTCTTGCAAGCCCTGGACCTGACCAGACTTAGTTTGCACGTACAGCCTGGAACAATCAGTCTGGTGCAAGCTACCTTACCGGCGAAATAGGTACGTCAGAATACGAGGCCAGTTCTGACCTCTACGGCATATGGTTAAACAGAGAAACGGGGTCTACTCAGTGCTGTATGCGTTAAACCGTCGGATAAGTTTGTCGAGGCCACCTTTACTTTGTGCGGAAAAGGGCTGGTTGAGCCATATTCTCAACCAGAGAAAGAGCACCGCACATGCTTCTTTCTCCCCCGTAAGGGGATGGTATTGGCACAAGGCGCGCGCAGCAGAGTGTGCGCCTTGCATTCCTCCCCTGGCTGAAGCCGTAGGGCTTCCTGAAAGGAAAATCCTGTGATCGATGCCTATAGGAGAGGCTATCAATCTGGCAGTGAAGCATCACACAAAGATCCTCAACTGCGCCTCTTGTCTGAGGAGGCAGTGAGTGATATTGCTCACCGCGTCTTTGCTGGCATGATGAAGCAAGGCTTTGCACACATTGAACCAAAGTCGGACTTTATCGTGGGTTTCGTAGAAGGCGTTCAGATATCTTTCCTCCATCAAAATTTCTGTAGCGCGTCAGTAGTATCAAGACGGCTAACCATGTAGTGAGCATGATTAGCCCTACCAACCAGAAAGGACATAACCCCTTATGGCAAGCATTACCACTATACAACCAGCCACTGCGCCACTAGAGCGCGAGCAACCAAACACCCTAGAGAACGTTTGTCCCACCGAGGAGAGCGCCGCTCGCTTGTTCGCCATCGTACACGGACTCTGGCCGGTGACGCTCGCCTCCATTCGTACCCTGATCGCGCTAGAGGATCAGGCCATACGCACACAACAGGCGAGCGCGCGCAGGGAGCGAGATGCGTCGATACGAGCGCTGGATCATGGGACGCGTGGCGCGTGCGCGAAGATGTGTGGATCGGACTATTGCGACACATTCGGGTGCATGCTCGATCAGTCTCCACCGCTAGAGGGTGATCGTACTCCGTCGGGAGGAGGTACGCAGTGAGTACTACCGCGCCGCTTGATCGTCCTGATCGCTTTCATAGCTACACGCTAGAGGTGCTCCCGCCCGACTCACGTTTGTGGATTGATCGTCAAACGCAAGTGGTCATCCTCATCGACGGGGATGGCCGGATCGTGAACCTGGAAATCCTGACGGGTTCTGAATGGTTGCTCATGATTACGCTGCTAGCAGAGATCCCGCCATTCTGTACGTACGAGAAGCTCTACGCGTCCTTCTTTGGCATGGATTTTGAGCAGTCGCAAGAGCAACTACACGACGCGTGGGGTTCACCCGCGTGGGATCTCATGATGAAACCGATCCGCAATATCCTCTCAAGGTTGCGTATCAAGATGCGCTCGTTTGGCTTCGAGATCTCAAATATTAGCGAGATCGGTTATACCTTCGTTCGTGCTGGACGGCGGTATATGACGAACGCGGAGGGGGAGTCATGATCATTCTCAATCCCGCCCTCTATCAAACGTGCCAGGTGGCCTTCTTCGTGTGCGGTGGTATGGCGTTGTCGATTGCGCTGTATCTGTTCGTTGAGTGGTGGAATGCGTTCACAGCGCATCCACCCGTTCGTGCCACTGTCCCCGTAGCGATGGGTCCGTATATCGTGAGTCGTGGCCGCCGTACGAGACGGCGCGACTATTTGACGGCTGGACGATTGCAGTGTGACTTGCATAGGATGCGCATACTGCAACGTCAACTCAGCCTGCGAGGGATAGTGGCATGAAGAACGACACAAAAGCGGCCATCTTCGCCGCGCTCACCATCATCGGTGGCGTCGCGGTTGCCATGCTCAGCTTTTTCTACGGACGCTACATTCTCTACGGGCTTGGTGTGATCCTTGCCATTCTGCTAGTCAAGCTCGTAGTAGTGCCAATGCATGACATCCGCGCACAGACGGCGCTCCAACGGGCGGAGGCCAAGAAGATACGCGCTGAGGCCAAACGAATACACAGAGAGACGCGCATTTTGAGCGAGTTGCATGATCAGAATATGGAGAGCTTTCCATCAGTCTTCTTCCACAAGCCTGATACGAATGGCAATTTTGCGCTCCCGATCGGTCGTGATGGCCGTCTCGTTACGCACCTCTTGCCTGGGAATACGGCGACTGGCAATGGTGGCATCCCACCGAAGATGGTGCTGGACTATCTCCAACAGCAGAATACGGTGGAGGGGGAAATCTGGGAAGAAGACGAAGAAGAGGAGCAGCAGCAGATTGCCCGCCCGAAGATCCTGCTGTCTCAGCAGATTGAGCAGGGTCTCACATCCTGGGGGGAAGAGGAAAGTGTCTTTGGCTACCCGATCGATACCTATGAGCCGTTCTGTGTACCGCTCTTCAAGAAAGAGGGCAATTTCATCGATAGCCTGATGGTCATTGGTATGCAGGGACAAGGGAAAAGCACAATAGGAACCTACTTTGCCGGGTTGACGGTCAATCATGGCGGTCACTTGCTCCTGATTGATCCTGACGCGCAAGAGGATCAGAGTTTGAGCAATCGCCTGGGTCCGCTCAAATCGTTCTTACTCATGGAGGTTGCCGATACTCCTGAGAAAGCGGAGCGCCTTTTGAGGTTGGCAGAAGACGAGATCGATACGCCGTCAGACTTTCCTCTGTTGCTCTTGGTCGATGAGTTCTCCATGATCATGCGGCACAAGCAACTCAAAGGCAAGTGGCAAGAAGTCGCTGATATGGTGGCAAATACCGTTGAGAACTATGCGACTCGCGGAAGAAAGCGTCGTCGTCGCGCTATCGTGTTTGGGCAAATTAGCAATGCCACACGGACAGGTGGAACGGAGCTGCGTGATAGTTGCGCCTATATCATTTTCAATACGCCACTGAGGAAAGCGGCGCTGGTCCTGCAAGACGCCAGCGACGAGGACATAGAGACGTTAGCTCCTTCATTAACACCAGGAATGGCGATTGTCTCACCTGCGAAGAGTAGCGATACGTACATCATGCAGTTCACCTTCCCCGATGATCAGGGATTGCAGATCATTGCAGAAGTACGTAGTGAGAGCGATGAACTTGAGGGTTCAAGTCACGTTCAAGATACGTTCACTGATGGGCTTAGTACCGACACGGTTCACGAACGTTCAGAACTGTTGAACGTTGATGAACTGGCTCTACAGGCCGACGTTCGCAAAGTGCGCAATCTCTATGGGAAACAGAACCAGGACGAAATAATCTATATGCTGTGGGGTGCTCGTAAGGGTGGCACGAAACGGTATCAAGAAGCACGTACGCGCTATCAAGCTATAGCGATGTTTATTGAGACGGGACAATGGCCGGATGTGAGGCAGGCATAGATGGAAGATTTACCGATGAAGCCGCAACCCGTGCCGCAGACCCAAACGCATGCTCCTCAGAAGCAGCGCGTCCCTAAGCATCTCGAGCGGTATGAGCGGCAATTCGGCGTGACACACGTTCCTCAACTGAGCACCGCGAAACGGCGGCTCAATCAGCAGGGACAGCCGCGCACAGGTGAGGGCCAATACGCCAACAAACCGGAGAGCAAGTGGAGGCAGGCCATGAGCGGGCAGCAACCCATAGCGCCTACATCTCTGAAACGGCAAAAGACGCCCGCTCGTCCTGGGACAACACGGCAACCGTTACTGCGCCTTGCTGCAAAGAAGCGAGCAAGACCGCTCCCGTCAATGGAGGCGATGATGGACAGGCCATTGCATCACAAGGTGGGATATGTGGTCAGGCGATGGTTCAGGCGCAAGAAGCAACATTTGAGAGCATTGTTTTCACTGAGAGGGTAACGAGAGAGAGGAAAACGTATGTCGTCAGAATTAATCAATCAGTATGTCAATCATTATCAAGGTGAGAAGTACCCAGGTCTGCCACGCTTGGATTACATGCGTCGGTATCTAGACGGGCTGGTGTCGATCCTAGAGGGGTATCTCATGACCTTCTCGACGATCCTCATCACCATAGGTATAAGCTTCTCAATGTATGATTTCTTAAGCGGTGGGACTGCTCTCAACGATCCGAACGTTTTCAAAGTTTGGGCGATTGTTCAGACGGTTGCCATAGATGCGCAATTCGTGAATATGTGGTACCGCCTGAAAGTCTCATTACGTGAGGAGAAACGTTGGCAGGCAGGAGGGTATCTGGTGTTGGGTGTCACGCTGGCATTTGTGACGTTCGGAGCCTCTGTTATTCCCGCGCTACAGAAGTCGTTAGGACTCAATTTCGACGCGGCAATTTTGCAGGCTGGACTCAACCCAACCGCAATGATTTGGGCACGTTCTTTTGTCGCTATTCTGCTAGCTATTATTGGAGCATTCCAGCGTACCGTGATCGTGTTCGATAAGTCCGGTCAGATTAAAAATACCGAACAGAAATCGAACACTGCAACACCCGTGAAGACTAGCGTAAAACAGCCTGGGTTTTTTGCCAGAAAGTACACCCAAATCACGGCGCTTCTCGCAAAGAAATCGAACAGGTCACAAGATCCTAATGAGGTCGTAACCGATGGCGGTGAACCCGCTCTGCAAGTGCAACTAGTAGAGGTACAACCGGAAGTAAAAACGGAACCGCTCACATCTGCTAGCAAAGAGACTAAGCAGCAGAAACCGGAAGCAACGCCGGTAGTCGGGAGCATCATAACACCACCACAAAGAGAGGAGCCGATAACCGACCCTGAGCTAGACACTGCGAACGTGACGACCTTCCCCGTGAGTGGGAGCACAAAGGGGCCAAAAACTACCGTCAAACTGAGTGATATTCCGGTAGCTATCGACATCAACAGCCGCCGTAAACCGCTCACCACTTCGGAAGCAATGACGATCCTGGGAGTGTCTGAAAAGACGGTACGGGAGTGGAAGAAGTCAGGGAAGTTAGTAGCATCTGCCGACGGTAAAATGATTACCGCCTCTTCCGTACGTAGGATGATAGAGAGCAGGCAGGAAAGAGTGTCATGAAAAAAGCTGAATTGGAAGAGCAGCTTGAACAGCAGCGCGCGGTTATCATAAAACAGCGCCAACAGATCGACGCGCTTTCGAACCGCTGGCAAGCAGAGCAAGAGCACTGGCAACACGTCTGCGACGAACACAATGCGATACTGCACATGCTTGATGATCTCTTTTCGTTCAAGGTCGGTGCAACGGAGTTCGACGGTGATACGCCGCTGTGGGATATCACCGACCGCACAACCGGAGAGCGTCTGGTCTCGCAGCAACGGGATAGTGCAGAGGCGTATAGGCTAGCGATCTCGAAGAGGGTCAGCTACCCTCCCATAGAATGAGAGGGCTTGTATCTCTTCTCACTCTTGCCAGTGGATCAGAGAAGGATACATTAATCAGAAGCGAACTCCTGACCGTTGGGCCGGCTGACATCAGGGAGCTACCCTTGCCGTCCGTAGACGGGGCGACCCATACACCAGGCGAAGCGCAAGCTCTCGACGCCAGAACCGTTACCAATCCTTATAGCGAGGTGTACATGAGCCACAGTGGAGTGACCAGAGGCCCTCCGCGAGCGGAGCGCACGTTGTCCATCACTGTCGCTTCCTACTTATTCTTCTCAACGTGGGGAAAAGCGGAAGGAGAGCATCTGCGGATGCCCTTTCATTCCTCCCCTGCTTTGAAAGCAGGGGTCCCCAGAAAGGAAACATCTATGGAAGCGAAACCGTAGTGCGTCAATTGAGCAACACAATACAAACGAGAAAGGGAAAGATCATGGCGTGGCTCAGCAACAACGAGGAAGTGAGAACGATTGTCGTCCCTGACGATTGGAGTATGCCCTACGACCAGGAGAGCGGACACTTGTTCAACCCGTCCGAGGTGGAAGATCTTGTTGAGAATGGGCAGGTGCTTAATGCAGATGGCACCACTATGACGGTAGAGCAGTTTCAGCAGCAGTGCTATGGGCAAGACTAGCACACGACAGCAGAAAGGATACACATCATGGCATGGTTCAACAGGACAAACAACACTGGTCCAGAGTTACCAACATTCACAGAAGAAGACGAACTTGTAGGGAAGCAGGCAACAGATAGCGAAGGGACGCCTGGTACCATCACAGCGGTGTACCTCAATCCTGATGGTACGAAATCTGTAGATCTCACGGTCAAAGGCGGCATCACAGGCCATGTCACCTATGGCGGTCTAGATTCTGAAGAGTACACATTGAAATAGCCCACCATCACCTCCCTCACACGGCACTGGTTGCGATCTCGTCACCGCGCCGTCTTGCATCCATGACGCCTGCATGCTATAGTTAGCGTAAGCTATCTACGGGTGTGGGATAGCGAGGGGTCTACTCAGGAATGCAACGACATGACTCTGGGGGATGATACGAAGAAGATGTTAGCGGTGAGGTTTCCGAACTCTTGTCATCTCTTGCCTGAATTTGAAGAAGTGTGCGCAGACATCAAGCACAACAATCGGGGAAAGTCCCACGTCGAGTTTAATGCACAAGGACTCGACATTCATGGACGGATCATTGTCAAGTTCTTTGATATCCTGAAGCGCCGCTTCTGTCATAAAGAGGACGATGGTGAGGACTGTAAACGCATCAGCTAACACGCCTGTTTCGCGTAACGGGAGCGCGCCCCATTGAGGTGGGGAAGAACGGTTCGATTCCGTAGCAGGTACACCTTCAACAATTGAATACTGAACTGCGTGACAGAACTGTTTAAAAGTAACGACGCCTTTGACTTACGAGAGTAGGTTGAGGGCGTCTTTTGTTTGTTAAGGGGGAACGATGCATCCAGATGATGTGAAAGACTCAGAGATACCAGTAGTTGAGCACGGGATCACCGTATTGGGGAACTCTATTGGTACCATTATCGATCATGCGCAGATCATGGCGAAAGAGATTGCACGCGGTCCTGGCGGTCGTGAGGTAGCACTCGCTATCACTAACCTGCAACAAGCGAGACATTGGGTTGCTGACGCGCTCAGAGAGATTGAGCATCCTTTACCGGAAAAGTAAGGCACCATGAAAGACTACGAGAAGCGCGTGATCGTGCAGTACTTCCAGCAGTCTCACGCACTGCTCAGGGAGATACAGCATCACACGGAGGCGCATCCTGACGAGCCACTCACAGGAGAGCTGGCAGAGCGTGTACAACGGCTCACGAGCGACTACGCGGTGTGGGTGTCCGACATGTGCGCGGTGGTCGGTCTCGACCTGGGACGTGTCGATTGGAGCAAGCCACCGTACTTGTTGCCGGTGTCGTAGTCGTTATGGAGAGGGAGCAAGCGAGCAGTAGACTACCTCGTCTCGTTCCCCTCTCCTTGCTCAGGTGACGCGCGTCGGGCCTGGGTTCTCATGTGAGGCAATATGACAGCACAGTGGCCGCAATGGAGTTACAAACCGAATAGGCAGCTACCGCGACACACGGCGTTGGTGCTGGTGTTGGTCGTGCCGGTTGTGATTGCGGGCGTCGTTGCGTTGGGCGAATTGTTGAGGATATGGCCGTGAGTGAACAGCGAATACAGGATCTCAAAGAGAATAGAGTCATTCCTCTCGCCGCCTTATATCCTCATAATAGAAATTACAAAAGTCATCCACCTGAGCAAATACGCAAAATCAAGGCGAGTCTTGAGCGATGGGGTCAAGTTCGGAGCATTGTCATCAAAGACGATGGCAACGGCTCATATACCATCGTTGCCGGTCATGGTGTGGTAGAAGCGGCACAACAACTCAAGATGAGCGACCTGCGTGCCGATGTTTTCCCTCAATGGGTTCCTGATGAAGAAATACTCGGGTATCTTGTGGCTGATAACGAGCTCGGCAATGACGCTGTAGATGATACGGAACTTTTAGCAAGCCTCCTGCAAGAGCAACAAGATGCGGGGTACGATCTGGCATCAATGGGTAGTGATGAGGAGACGTTGCGGCAGATGTTGGAGAGCCTGGGTGATGAGTATGTGGGGGATGGTGAAACGCAAGAGGAGGAGGAAAGTGGAAGTCTCTTATCTTTACTGGACATCACTATAGCCGATCCTCGCCATGTGGTGTCGTCTGGCGACATCTGGAAGATGGGCAAACATACTCTCGTCATTGCCCATGTCTTCAAGGACTGGCATATCTGGACGCAGTACCTCAAAGATGAGTCGTGTTTATTCCTTCCGTTTCCTGGCCCGATGGTGGCACTTTCCGATAAGGCAGAGGAGTATACCCTCGTGCTCGTCCAACCTGACGCCTATATCGGCGGGCATGTGCTAGACCGCTACGCCGATATTCACGGTGAGAAGAGTGTTAAGAAGATTGAGCATGTGCAAGTAAGTGTGTTGCGGGAGGATGAAGCAGAGGTAGAGGAGGATATGGAGAATGAGTAGCGTCATCCGTACCGGTGGAGGCACCTTTGACCCACACGAGGAAAACGTATACTTTATCGCTTCGGGCGCTGAACAATTAGCTATCGCTGAAGAGGTGCATCATCATCTTCTTATCGCAGTAAATGAAATTGAAAGCAGCGAGTCTTTAGCGTGTTTAGATAGATGGACGAAAGACAATAGGAAACGCATTTTCCTTGACTCTGGCGTGTTTAACTTGTCTATGTCCTATGCGCGCAACCACAATGTTTCTATGGATACCGCCTTATCTCTAGATCCTACTGAAATTGATGGCTTTGATAAACTATGGGAGCAATACGTATCACTTGTTCTCAAGTATGGCGATAAATTGTGGGGGTATATCGAGATTGACCAGGGCGGGCGTGAGAATAAGATTAAGACTCGCGCCAGGCTCGAAGCGTTGGGATTGCGTCCTACTCCCGTATATCACCCCCTTAATGATGGATGGGACTACTTTGATTACCTGGCAGAGCGATATGATCGTATTTGCTTTGGAAATATTGTTAAGGCGAATGCATCTACCCGTCAACGCCTTATCGCAACTGCTTGGGAACGGCACCGTAAATACCCAAATTTGTGGATACACTTTCTTGGCTTAACTCCTAATCAGTGGCTCAATGCTATGCCACTGAACAGCGGAGACTCTTCATCATGGCTTCACCCTATTCGTTGGACAGTCTATCCATCATCGTGCGATGGTCAACAATTTAGCGAGATGGGAAGAGGATATCGCTATCTACTTCAGAAGGATGGTGGTGAGACTCATGCTGAAAACGGCTCAGCCAAGGCTATTAAACTGTGTGGCTACAAATCTCGTATGGATATGCTTACTTGGAGACGGCATATGAACGATCTGATCTCACTCGGTTTTGAGAAATATCCCGCGCCGCAATGTGAGGTGACACATGGGTAGAATGCTTGCAGTTGTGCGCTTCACGCGTGAGGGCTGGCACTCGTGGCCCGACGCGCCAGAGTCACGCGCTTACCTTGCCTCACTGCATCGACACCTGTTTCATGTGGAGGTGCAACTAGAAGTGTTTCATGCTGAGAGGGAAGTTGAGTATCACGATCTCCTTGATTTCTGCAAAGAGCATTTCCATGGTGGAGATAGGGGTGGAGTCTCCTGTGAGACAATGGCGAAAGGGTTAGCACAAAGAATTACCGCTCGGTTTCCAGAGCGGTGGGGGCAGGTGTCGGTATTTGAGGATAACGAGGTGGGAGCTGTTTACTCCTGGGAGGTACAGAGATAATGGTGGGTAGTGGCAGACGTAACGACAAGTCGGTCTCCATTGGTCAGCGCGTAGACATGACCAAGCTCGTTCTGCTCGTAGTCCTCTACCATGTCAGTATACCCAAGTGTTTCAATCAGATTGTCAGCCTGTTCAATAGTGGTGTTCATGTTGTTTTTCTCTCCTGTATAATAAAACATTCATTTGATGACTCTAGTATCACCTATCTCGCGCAATATGACAAGCGGCTTTACTGGCATATTCTTCCCATTTTTCGAGGGAGTACTTATGTACACAATTAGCAAGCAGTTCGCGTTTAGCGCATCGCACGCGTTACTTCATCTTCCAGATGGACACGTATGCAAGAGACTGCATGGTCATAACTACATGGTGGAATTGCTCTTGCGCCGCCCTGCGCTGGATGGGAGCGGCTTTGTGGTGGACTACAATGACATGAAACCCTTTGGGCTGTACCTTGACGAGCACCTTGACCACCAACATCTGAACGACGTGCTTCCAGACATGCCTCCCACGGCTGAGAACATTGCGAAACATTTGTACGGGATTGCCTGGGAGATGTTTCACGATGTCGCTATCACGGTACGGGTGAGCGAGACGCCAAAGACTTGCGCAGAGTACACACAATGAGCAAACTTACCATCTCAGAGTGCTTTGGGCCAACGGTGCAGGGTGAAGGTGCCTTGATCGGGAAGCCCACCGTCTTTGTACGTACTGGCGGGTGCGAGTATCGCTGTTCCTGGTGTGATACCCTCTATGCCGTCCTCCCTGAATATAAAGACGAGTGGCGGCAGATGAGTACCCAGGAGGTGTTTACTGAAATACAACGCTTATCGCCAAAGCCTATTCTCGTGACGCTCTCAGGTGGCAATCCAGCGATACAACCACTCGGAGACTTGATCGACCTGGGACATCAGCACGGGTACACCTTCTGCATGGAGACGCAGGGAAGTATAGCACGGTCCTACATGCGGCGGCTGGATTATCTCACGTTATCGCCTAAGCCACCATCTAGCGGGATGAAAACACGGTGGGAGCGATTAGATGGATGCTTCGAGACAGAGGCAAGTGTATTTCTCAAGGTGGTGGTATTCGATGACGCCGATTATGCCTATGCTCAACATATTCATGAACGGTATCCAACAACGCCAATGTACTTACAACCTGGGAATGCTACACCTCCACATGTGGGAGCATTCGATATCGAAGGGGTACTCAGTAAGACTCGTTGGCTCATTGAGAAGGTGACACAGGATCAGTGGAATGAGGTCACGGTGTTACCACAACTCCACACTCTTTTGTGGCAAAACCAGAGGGGGATGTAAAGGTGTCTGAGGTAAATTATCAAGCGTTGCTTACAATAGGGCGTGAACTGCTACAAGCCATAGGGGAAGACCCTGAGCGAGAGGGGATCAAGGACACGCCACGTCGTTTTGCAGATTGGTGGAAAGAGTTCATTGACTACCAACCTGGAAGTCTTGATACGTGTTTCGAGAGCATCACGACCGACCAAATGGTGACGGTATCAGGTATGCGGGTGTGGAGCCTCTGTGAGCATCATCTCCTCCCATTCTGGTGTGATGTCTCTATTGGGTATATCGCAGGTGAACAGGTTTTAGGATTATCGAAGTTTGCGCGGATCGCTCACAAGTATGCTCATACCTTGCAACTCCAAGAGCGATTATGTCACCAGATCGCCGATGAGATTACACGGATTGTCGGCACTGAGGATGTGGCGGTGTTAGCGCGTGGGCGACACCTGTGTATGGAGATGCGCGGTGTGAGGACACCTGGACTTATGTCCTCGTCCGTGATGCGTGGTTTGTTTCGTGATAAGAACGAGGCCCGTATGGAGTTTTTGCAGTTGGTGAAGGAGTCAAGACATGACTGATACCCGCAAACCATCCTTACAAAAAAACACGAGTAGCCATGTCCGTACCAGCGCCCGCCGCCCTGGTCATCGTCTCACCGAAGAGCAGACGCACGAGGCACAAGAGAAGTTCCTCAAAGCTTTTGCCTCCAACGGTAATGTACGTGTCGCGTGTACCGCCGCTGGCATTGACCGCTCAACCGTTCACGCCTGGACTGAGCATGACGAACAGTTCTCGATGGAGTACAACCTTGCTAAAGAGGATGTCAACGATGCGATCCGTGCTGAGATCTATAGACGCGGCATGTTTGGAGAGGAACGCTTTGTCGTCGCTCAGGGGAGGATTGTCAACGGGCCTGATGGGAAGCCGCTCACGTACCGGGAGAAGTCGGATACGCTACTCATCTTCCATGCAAAGAGTCGCATGCCTGAGTATCGAGATAAGCAACAGGTAGAGCATTCGGGAAGCATTGATGTTTCTGGCGCGGCTGAATCACTCTTTCAGAAGGTGGCGATGGGTATGTCTCAAGAGTCGGAGGCACCCAAAGATGGGTAGTGCCGTTTCTCGCGTCCCCATGACCGATGAATACTTCCAGCGATGCCGGTGGTTTGCCCATCAGCCACGCGAGAAGAAACTGGAAATCATCAAGACGCTCAGCGACGAAGAAGCACTTATTTTCAAATATACGTGGGAAGCATGGGCGCGTGACAAGCAATTGGCACAGATAGAGGCTCCTGGGTATCGTTGGAGGAACTGGATTCACCTTGCGGGCCGTGGGAATGGGAAGACGCGAACGGGTGCGGAATGGATACGACAGCAGGCAGAGAGTAACAAGATTGAACGTATGATCCTCGTTGCTCGCACCGCCGCCGATGTGCGAGATACGATGGTCGAGGGAGAGAGCGGCATCCTTGCCATTAGTCCCCCCTGGTTCGCGCCTAAGTATGAGCCATCAAAACGGCGGCTTACGTGGCCTAATGGGAGTATGGCGATCACTTTTAGCGCAGATGAACCTGATGCGCTCCGTGGGCCTCAGTGCGCGAGGGCATGGGCAGATGAACGCGCATCTTGGCAGTATGACCAGGCGTGGGATAACCTCATGATGGGTATGCGTTTAGGCGAAGATCCTCAGTGTATCGTGACGACGACACCGCGCCCGACAAAGGCCATCATTGAACTGAAGAAGGCGAAAACCTCTAAGGTTACGGTAGGCGTGACCTATGAGAATAGAGATAACCTTGCACCGTCATTTCTCACCGAGATATTACGCAAGTACGAGAATACTCGCCTGGGCAGACAGGAGATCTATGCTGAAATCCTCGAGGATATCGAAGGGGCGCTCTGGAACTATGCCATGTTGGAGCGGAACCGCGTGGTCAAAGCTCCTGAATTGGTGCGTGTCGTGGTGGGCGTCGATCCGTCTGTGACCAATAATGAAGACTCTGACGAGACGGGTATCATCGTAACGGGCCTGGGTGTTGATGGACATGCCTATGTGTTGGCAGATTACACTATCAAAGGCTCCCCGCTAGAATGGGCAACCGCCGTTGTGACTGCCTATCACCTGTTCCATGCTGATCGCGTCGTAGCTGAAGTGAACAATGGTGGAGATCTCGTAGAGCAGAATGTGAAGCTTGTTGATGAGAATATTTCCTACAAGGCGGTTCATGCTTCACGCGGGAAGATTACCCGTGCTGAGCCGGTTGTGGCAATCTACGAGCAGGGGCGCGCTCACCATGTCGGCAACCTGGCAAAGCTGGAAGACGAGCAATGTACATGGCTGCAAGGAATGAAGTCACCTAATAGGCTGGATGCGTGTGTTTGGACAATAAACGAACTAGTGTTGAATAGCGGTACTATCCCTCTTGTTATTTCTACAGGCGGCACACCCAATCCACTCCCACCATTCAACACGGTAGAAGACGAAGAAGAGAATGCCCGCTTGCAGGCAGAGCAAGAGCGCCGCGCCAACATCGTCGGGGTGCTACAGAGACTTGGAGGACTGATATGAGTATGTGGGGACCTCTCCGCTTTTATAGAGAGAGTCGATCATACATGGCTGGATACTCGATCTGGTATTTCTGGCGTCACTTCCCAAAGGCATTTGTGAGGTTTTATGCGATGAGTGCGCGTGACTTGCTTCGCGCAAGAAGATCAGTCGAATGGATTGACGAGGAGTAGCCGATGAGCCGACACAAGAAACGCCGTGGGACACTCAAGCCCGTTCCCGTGATGGCACAGGATGCGTATCGTCAGCTCGTCGAAGCGGTGGAACGCGCGAACGCTACAACGCCCCCAGGCCGCAATGCTGACCTCTCAGAAGCGGGTCGCATCCTCTCAGCCAATCCCGCGCTCGTCACGATGCTGCAAGCCGTACAGGACCGTGAGTACGCCCGTCAAGATGCCCTTGCCCGTCTGGATGTGAAGGGCGCTCCCACAGGTGCATACCCACAGGCAGGGATGGCGGGATGGACAGGGACAAAGAACTACCCTCAAGGCGTCCCGAATGCTCGCCTCTTGCGTGATTGGGCGGATACGAATGAATGGACACGCGCCGCGATCAATGCCCGCCGTCAACAGGTTGAACGCGCTGACATCGCGGTCCTGCCCAACGATGAGAGCAAGCCCTATAACAAGCCGGTCATGAAGGCCATTCAGCAGCTCCTCGACCAGCCCAACGAACTACGCGATAGTTGGCGCTCGCTCATCGGGCCGGTCCTAGAGGATGTTCTGGTGTTAGATCGGGGCGTCATCTCGAAGAACATGACCGCCTCGCGTAAGCCGACCGCACTCTACTATGAGGACGGGAGTACGATCAAGATTTACCCTGAATGGTCAGGCAACCCAAAGGAGCCGCGCTATCTGTATGAGGAGCCAGGAAGCAACAACAAGAAACCGTTGCTCAATGATGAACTTATGGTCATCATGGCGAACAGCGCGTCCTACCGCTACGGTCTCTCACCCGTGCAGGTGCTTCGTCAAACGATCGTTGCCGACCTTGAGGCCATGCGGAGCGGAGCCGACCTCGTAGCGAACAAGCCGCCTCCCCATGCTCTACAGATGACCGGTGCCAGCGATACGCAGATACGCGGCTTTATCAATGCGTATGACAACGAGATTGCCGGGCGGAAGCAACTCTTTGCCTTTGGCGGTCCCCAGGAGGCACACCTCTTCAAACTGGTGTATTCCGCGAAAGATAACCAGTGGATGGAGTGGCAAGAGTACCTTGCGCGTAAGATCTGCGCCATATTCCAGATTAGCCCGCAACAAATCGGGTTGACCTTCGATATTAACAAGGCGACGGCTGGCACGCAACAGCAGATCTTTGAGGATACGGGACTGATCCCCTTGCTGCTGTTGTTGGAGGAGTACCTGAACCGTGAACTGCTTGCTGACTTTGCACCCAAGCAATCAGGAGACCGCTTCAACCTGGATGCGCTCAACTTGCGCATCGTGTTTCCAGAGGTGTCAGAGGCAGCAAGGCAGGTACACCTTGAACGCATGTTGTCGATGGCAGAGACGGGGCTAGCAGGACTGCCATCACAGACGCCCAATCAGGTATTAATGGCGATGGGGCAGGAGCCTATCCCTGGTGGCAATACTTTATGGGTCATGACGACAAATGGCCCGATGCCCTGGTTGTCATATGACAACGAGTATGGGGACTATCAACCACCGATCACGGGCGGTCAACTTGGCGCTCAAGATGTGGCTGGCGGGCCTTCGGATAGCTCTGACGATGACTTAGGACTCAATGAGGATACGTCCTCATCGGAGAGTGATAGTAACGCGGCTGAGGCGGCTCAGAGTGCTTCTAGCGGCGGTTCACCCAATGGCGATGCTCAATCATCTGAGAAACGCATGGTGTACCGTGATGTACGCCGTCCTGGGGTCAAGTGGAGTCCTACACTCCTCACATTAGCGCATGGCCGCCCGATGCCTGAGCGTCTTGCTCGTCCACATCGCACAGCGGAAGAGGAGCAAGCACAGCGGGTGTTAGAGCAGGCTGTGAAACGGGTGTTCGATGGTGCTGCGACACGTGGGACGTCGGCATTGAAGGAGAGAGGAAAGTCATGAACTGGACAATGCGCCACACCTCAAGCGTTACGTTGACTCGATGCCTGGTGCGCTCATGGCAATGCACGGACGAGAGCAAGAAGGAGCAATCATTATGATGACGCTCATTGACCTGATAGCCGATTATGCCGTGTTGCATCTCACCGCAGAGTATCGGTACGAGTTGGCAGAGTTTGTCGAGGCGTATTTGGAGGAGATGACATCATGCTCTTGATGCTCATTCCTGATCTGGCAACAAAACTACTGCTTTGGGGAATAGTCATTCATTTAGTGCTTGATTGGTTAGGGCAAAATGATTGGATGGCCCGCTACAAATCATCTTTGCTCCATCCCGCATCCTGGGTACATAGTGGCATACACTTTATCGGCTTGCTGCTCATCTTTCCCGTGTGGATGGCGGCTCTTGTTGCGATTGTTCACCTACTCGTAGATACCCGCGTACCGCTCCAATGGTGGCGCAAGTTCTACAGGCAGACACAGCAGGGAGAGGTAGCATTGCACGTGGCGCTATGGAGCGATCAAACCTTGCATATAGTTGTGATAGCCATTGCTGCATTAGTTATCGGGAGGATTGGGTTATGAGCGAAGAGAGCAACCTATGTAAGCAATGTGGCAAGTTGCTCCATTTTGATTACATTGTGACCTTTGAGCAAGGGAGGCCGCATACCATACGGATGGAACCTCATGTGCCTCAACATCAGTTTTGTCCTGGGCATCCTACTAGCGCGGGTACCGGCGATTGGGATCGGCTCAACAACGAGCAGCAGGGTGCGATAGATCGGGAGCGCAGTGATATGAGAGACTATTTCATTGCAATTACTGAATTATTCTATAAGACACATCCTGAGTTACGGCTCATCTGGCAATTCACTCTCGACGCCGTACTGAGAGAGGAGCAAGCGAAGTGAACGGACTCATCATCGGGCTACCTTTCGCCTTTGCACTGCTTTTCCGATGGTGGCGGCGCATATTGGAGGCAAGCGACTAATCATGTCATATGAAGAGAACAACATTTGTGAAGTAAAGAAGCACAACGGCGACCTAGGCCATAACGCGATGGTCAGCTTTGACGAGTGCCGCTATTCCACATCAGACGGGGACACCTTCTACTTCGAAGAAGTGCTGATTAGTGATCAGATGCGTCACATCTTCCTCACCCCAAAAGAGGCGCTCTCACTGCTTGATTGGCTCCTACAGGAGAAACCCAAATTACAGCGATTGGTAGAAGAGCAGAGATGATAGATGACACTGAGAAGAAGCGAACTTAGAGAAACTGGCAAAGGAGCAAAGTGATGGTATCTGATTTATTCAAAGAGATGGAGGACAAGATAGGGAACCAACTTCTCCTCCAGAATGATCTGATCCAGGAGATTACAGACAGGTTAGGCAAGGACAAAACGGTTATTGAGCGGGCTGTGTATGGGGCATGCGTGGCAACCGGAGCACGTGTCATGGAGGTGACTGTTCTCGTGCATGAGTTCCTCGCAGCACTCGAAGAGACGGAACTATCAGAAGAGACAAAGGAGCAAGGCAATGACTGACAAACTCCCACGTTTTCGCTACAGCACGAATGATACGCATGACGAACAGATACATGCACTCATGATGCAAGTACCCGCCTATGCTGCATTACAAGAGCAACCTACGCCCAAATACGGCATGTTCCATTTGACGTTCAATAATAGCAAGCGGCGGGTAAAAGGGTATGAGTCCCATGAATGCATGGGCGTGCTCTATCCAGAGGGCAATGTACACATCAACACACGAGCCTTCCATCTCAGGGAGTTTGAGAGTCTGTCAGAGATGCGCGATATGTTGGAAGAATGGGGAGATGTCTGGATACGGTTTGAGGGAGGAGCGTCTTGAGTAGCAAGCAGTTTGAATATATCTACCATCCTGGTGGAACACGTTCACTACGAGAAAGGGAATATTCCATGTCATCCTATTGGCCTTATACTCTACAACCAAGTTCTGTCGCAACCCACTATTACTCCCCATCACTGACCGAACATCAAGTACGTCAGATCGTTGCAGAGGAACTACAGAAGGCGCTCCATCCTGAAGAGAGCCGCCCATCAGCTACTGTCGAGTACGTGATAGAAGGGAAGCGATATAAGGGGACGGTCTATCTTGTAGAGGATGAGGAAGAGGAATGAACTACTACGATGCGAGAGAGACGAGAGACGCACAGGGCAATCCTAGCGGTCTCTTTCACTATACCGCACAAAACGATGGGCGCATTTTCCCCGTTGGTTATTGCGCTCAGGGATGCGCTGGACATGCGACACCTGAAGAAGCGCGAGAACACTACCGGCTCTATCTCCTCGATACTGCGAGATATGACGGCATGTTACAAGGTGAGCAACGTCAGTGTGAGATATGCGGTCTTTGGGTTCAGACGTATGCTCACATTCCGCTCGCTATGGAAGCACATTTCTTATGTGATGAACACTTGAATCGCGAGACACTGGATACCGTGATGTACCGCGTCGGACAGATCATTTCATCATAGGGAGGGCTAGAGATGCTGGAAGAATTGAAGCGCATCGAAACGATGATGCAAAAGTGCATCACTGCACAGGACGACAAGCAAGGGCATATCGAGGGCGATCACCTCATGGGCGATCTCGCGCTTGCCCTCTCAGAACGCCTCTACGACGATGAGCGGGCGTATGTTGAGCGTATTTGCGAGGCGTATATAGCCGCTACGGAAGAAAGGTGGTGGTATGCATGAGCGAAGAAGAAGTACGTATCCTCCTGAGCATCCTACACGATCTCTTCCCGCAGAAGGTCATGCGCGTCGTGACCACGCTCATACAGGAGGATGTGAACGGGCTGTGCAAGCAGCTTGACCGTGCGACACCACTGCTCAAGGCAATGCTGCACGATCGCATAGGCCAACCCATACTCGTGAAAATTGGGAGGAAGGAGCAATAAACACTACTATGTCTGACACATTTCTCTTCCATCCTCGTAGCCGCGCCGACGTGCTAGAAGAGGATGCCTGTCTCACGTACATCTGTTCTCGCTGTGGGCGTATCATGAACAAGATCGTCCCTTCCCTATCCGTACAAGAGCAGCAGGCGTTCTCTCGCTCTGTACGGGAGTGTCGCTGTGATCTGCCTAAGAGCGGTATGGACCCGCACGCGCTCCTGACAGAACTGTATCAATCCATGCAAACCTGCTATACCCACGAGGAGGATCTACGGCTCGTACAGCGGCTGGTGTCACAATTGGAGATGGCATCGTGACAAGATACTACATCGACGAGGAATTTGCTGAAGATGGCAAGACGATAGCTCTCATTTCCATCGGGATTATCTCTGAGGATGGCAGGGAGTTATATCTACAGTCGGTAGACTTCGATGAATATAAAGTAAACCCGTGGGTACAAGAACATGTCCTGCCTCATCTTCTGCTCTGTCCTTGTTGTGGACACAAGTGTAATCATGAAGATGTTGGGAAGTGTCGGTCTAAGCTCTGCATGTGGCGTACAGATGAGCAGATCAAGCAAGAAGTAACAGCATTCATGGACCCTGAAAAGTACGGCAAACCTCAGTTCATTGGGTGGTGCTGTTCCTACGATCATGTCGCGCTCTGCCAACTCTTTGGCCCGATGGTGAATATTCCAGCGGGTTGGCCCTATCACATCCATGATATTCAATGTGTGTTAGAAGATCGAAAGATACCTGACGATCAACTTCCACAGCAGGAGGGGCAGGTTCACAACGCCCTCCAAGACGCACGCCAGATCAAGAAGATATGGGAGATGCTGTATCATGCCAAGTGAGTACATAAAAGATCTCGTAGACCACAAGCGGCGTGTCGCGCGCCACATGCAGACCGTTGCGAATGACCTTTTCCATCGAGCCGCAGTACACGATAACTCGAAGTTCTCTCCTGAAGAGTACGAAGCCTATGAAGAGGCGTTCCCCAACCTGCAAAAGTACGCCTATGGCTCTGAGGAACTGCGTGCTGAGTTGCGCAAGATCAAGCCTGCCATACAGCATCATTTCCAGCACAATCGGCACCACCCTGAATATCATGAGCACGGTATAGATGATATGAACCTGCTAGACCTACTAGAGATGGTCTGTGATTGGCTGGCAGCCTCAGAGCGGAGCCAGACCGACATGAGGAAGGGGCTTGAGATCAACAGAGAACGTTTTCACATTGATGACCAACTCTATGGGATTATCAAGCGCACCATTGACGTGCTTCTCAAGGACAAAGAGGAGGGGTTATGAAAACGATAGAGCAGCGTATAGAGGATCTACAAAAGCTCACAGAAGTGCAGTGTGACAATGGGAATTGGAACTATGCTCCGTATATGATGGGACTGGCTAACGGGCTTATCCTAGCACTTCACATGATAAGAGACGACGAAGGAGAGCCGCCATTCAAAAGCCAACCCGATGAGTGGCTATGTGATCGTGATGCCCCCTCTATCGAGCCAGACCCATGCGACGCAACGGCGCAGTGAGATGGACCTACATCACGGTTGCCGCGCTCATGCTCACCCTGATCGTGATGCTCATCCTTGCCTACTGGTTGCCCGTGATCGTAGCGTTGGAGCAGCATAAACGTTGACGAAGATAGAGACGATCGTTGAGATGATGCGCCAGGGCCACGCCGTCGAGTTCTGTCCTGATCGACGCTCTACCGTCATGGGCAATAAGGAGGTTATTCTCGAAATCGCCTCTAGTGGCATTCTGGCCTATTGCAAGATCTGTAAGGAAACACACCTGGTCAGTAGACAGCATATCCTAGACATATGGGCGGATATGGATAAGACGAGGCGCGCATAGCACCTGCATTGTGCTCTCGCTTCCCTTCATGCTATACTAGCCTCAAGAACGAAACGCCTGCGAGCTGGTGCCTATGCATCGGCTCGTTTTTTTGTGCCCAAATGGGGGTCGCTTATGATCGTCAAATCGCCAATCTGCCCAACATGCGGCAAATATACATCCTATACCCGCCGTGTACTCATTCAGAAGGCGAGCAGCACGACAGACAACCTACCCGCGCCGCCACATAACCAGTTGTGCCAGTGTGGCCTCCGTCGTGGGATGCTCAAGCGCGCGGTCGTGAACAATAGAACATTTGGCACACTACATGGTGTGGATGAATACAGAGTCGAATAGGCATGACCGACCTGCTTGATTACATCTTACAAGTATTCGGCCTATCTGTCAGTGACCTTGCTGCTCTTGCCGCTTCCATCCGTGATGCATTGCTCGCTGCTGTACGGGGTGCATATAGACGGTGGAACAAGCTGACGGGTGCGTCGTCACAGGATTGGATGCCACTACCAGCACAGGTCAAGCAGATTGAGATGCAGGCACAGGAACACGCGGGAATGATAGCGCAGACGTACGAGCGTGAACTCTCAAACGCTGCCAGTACCTACATCGACGCATGGCGCTCTGCCAACGAAACACTAGACGGCATTGAAGAGCCGCTTATGTCGATGCTCAGTGAGTGGACAGCGGCGCGCACCCGCTACAAGTCAGTCCAGATCGCGGGATATGAGACGGGAACGGGTGCGGACCTGGGGACAACACAATTTGTACAGGATCTCATGAATGGTGATCTCATCGATGCGGATACGGGCGAGGTGATCGACTCCGAGCAGTACGAGATAGGCGTGGTACCGTCTGAGAGTAGTGGGGATATATGCAGTGCCTACGCAGGACAGGTATTTTCAATGGAAGAAGCTGATGAGATCCCCGAATTCCCCATGCACGGGAACTGCATACATGAAAAAATACTTATTGCAGCAGGAGAATGAAATAGATGGTAGAGACTCAAACAAAGGGGCGTGGTTGGTTCCGTGTTTCTTGGAAGGTCATACCCTTCCTACTGGAAAAGGGATTGCTTCTGCCTCCTGACTATCAAGTTGTAGAGGTTAGCGATTCTCTTCCCCGTATTGGGGAGGACAGTATCACGATTGTAGTAGAGAGTGAGCATATTCCTGCCGTTGGTGATGATGAAGCATTGCCTGAAATCGTGCCTATCTACGCACGCGAGGACGATCAGGTGTTTCTCGATCGCATAGAACTCACAGATGGAACAGTACTCTACAAACGGGAGGTGGTAGGCAATGGGTGAAACACTTGTTGCGCCGTATGTTGCAGAACAAGGCTTGCTCAATGCCTGCCTTGGTCGTGGTGCTGACTTTGAGGTGTATACCGATGCGCTCAAAGTCGATGAGAATGCAGAGCCAGGGCACTATATCGTCAACATGATCGGATCGTCCACAGTGCAGGACTTGCAAGGCGACATTATGAAAATGTCTGCACTTGACGATATGACCACAGTACCGGATGGCATGCTTATCTGGCTAGATCATTCTTATTCCGTTCCATCCGACCTCTTCGGCTCGCTCTATGGTCGTCCCTGGATCAAGTCGGCAAGCGGCATAGCTGACTTGCATTTGTCTGCTGAGGTGGAAACTGACAACCCGAGAGCACTGCAAACCTACAACATGATCACGAAGGGTCGTCGTAAGTTCGGATGTAGCATAGGCTGTCAGGTGCTTGACTATGAATATGACGATACAATAGATGCATTAATAATAAATCGGGTACAAGTGGTAGAATGGTCGGTAGTTGGCATACCAGCCCAACAGAGATGTTGGGTAGAGATCGCTACCAAGTCACTCTTTGAACGCTCATTGCTTGACGGGCGCGGTGATGACGCGCTCCGGCTTGCTCCCGCCGTCAAGGGGATGCATTCACGATCCTATGACACGATCCTCAAACATATCGAAAGCCCAGGACTCCGGCGCGATCTTGAGCATGTGACACCTCGCGGGACATCTCCTCATCGTATCATGACCGCCTTTAATGATGGTGAGGCTGGTTTCGCGCTAGTAGACCGCAAAGGTATCACGAAGTCTCTCTCCCGCGATGAAGTAAGCACATTATTAGCAAAGGAGCCTACAATGGATGACCTCACCGCGAAAGCTGCAACCGGTAAAACGTCATGGCCGCTTATGGACATCAGGACCGAATGGACTGGCAGCAAAGCAGAGAAGCAAATATTTGCCTGGGCGCGCAATGATCAGGATGAGATTGTCGCCAGCAAAGCAAAACAGTGCTTCTTATACTGTAATCCCGATGACAGCGATAAACAGTCTGGATACAAAATGCCCTTCTGCTATATCCCAGGTGAAGCACCCCAGATTGTTCCGTTGGGCGTCCGAGCGGCAGCCGGAGTCTTGGCGGGCGGAATGGGCGGTGGAAAGTTCGGCGGTGACGATGCCGCCATGAAAGCCAAAGTCAAGACGATGTACGGGCGCATCAATAGTCAATTTAGCCCTGATCCTGAGTGGGTTGTGCCGTGGGAGAAAGACGACAAAGAGAAGAGTGTCGAGAAGGACATTCTCGGTACTGATAGCGGCGGGGAATTGATACGCCAAGACCTCGCAGAAAATGGAGATGACATGGAAGTAACGAAAGCCGCCGATGTCAAGGTTGCCAGCGATGGCACACATGAGGCATGCACCGGATCTCATAGCCACGCACATAAGGCGTTTGGAACGCAAGGCAACGATGAGCAGCATTCACATGAGCACAGCCACGATGGAGACTCGGCGCATGAGCACAGCCATGCTGAGAAAGCTGCTGAAGCTGAGCATACCACTGAGAGCGAGCCTGAGAGGGTCAAGGAAACGCTGCAAGAAGAGACACATACCGAAGTGGTAGACCCTGCTCGTATCGGCCTTCTTGCGGCGTACAACACCATAGGGAAGCAGTTGGGGTTCGATGAGCAAACACTCGAAAAGAAATCCATCGACAATCCTGCTGATATGCAAGCGGCTATCTCCTGCATCTCTGAAGCTGATCGCTATATCGATCAGGCAATGGCGCTTCTTGGCATTCCCGATGCTGACGATGTTGACGATGTTGACGCTCCTGCACCTTCAGGCCCGTCGCCACTGCTCTATAGCATGGATGCACAATTCACTAGGTCACTCAGAGACTTCATGGTCAAAGAAGGCCGTGAGTTGAGCACCGCTAATGTTGCCGTGATTAAGACCATGCATGATCTCTGTGCGTCGATGCATCCCGACGTATGCAAGGGTGCGTCAATGGGCAATCAAGGGACCGACGTAGAGAATGCGCGACAAGATGCAGAGTACCAGATGGGCAATGAGAACGGGGCAGGCAAAGCATACGAGCCGTTGACTGAGGCGATGCAATTGCTTGCTAAGGCGTTGGACAATCTACATATCCCTGCTATCACGAACGAGGTTCAGCAGGCACAAAAAGCGTTGGACACGATCAAACAGCAGATCGGCGCGAAGGACCGTGAGCTGAAGACGCTCAGTAGCAATATTGCCGCGCTCAGTAATGCGCCACTTGGCCGCCCGACGCAACTCAACCGCTCCATTGTTGGTGAGGCGTCGTATGTCGATATGAAGCTTGCAAGCGGTGAGCGCGTCACTCCCCAGGACATCCTCGCGCTTACGAGCGTCAAGGCCATCGGGCAATCGCGCTATCGCTACTGGCCATCTGAGGTCGGGAATGGTATGCGTCCTGAACTTTCGACGGATCAGAAAAGCCTCATGCACCCTTATGATGTTATTGCCTATCAGGACGGCAAGGAAGCGTATATTCCCATGATCGATGACCCTGTTGGCATCTAGAAGGCGAGCAACCAGTAGCAGAACTGGAATCCATGACAGCACAGCCACAAGATCTATCGACGATTGCTTATCGGCTCAATACCCTAGAGCAGCAGGTACAGCAGTTGCATACTCAATTGCAATTGTACGTACCAGTGAGAGAGAATGAGTTGCAGTTACAAGCCATCAAGTCAACGGTAGACCGTATTGAGACAGATGTGCTTGACACAAAAAAGCAAGTGGGTGCGATGCGCGAGTCTCAGGACAAATTACAAATTCGCGTCCTCCTGGGGATTATCACTACCGTCGTGACCATCCTGGGAGGCATCCTTATTGGCTATGTCACTCATCTGATCCATTGAAGAAGGGGAGAGAGCGTTCATTGAAACGAAAGAGCATCTATGCCTGGATCGCATTGCTCACGACGCTCCTGCTCTTGCTGATCCTCTTTGGCTTTCTCGGAATATGGGTACTCTACGGGAGCGCGGCGAACGTCATGAGTCTGGTAGGTGTGCAACGCGCGCGTGCGGAGCACATGGTCAAGGATGTGCTCGTTCTGGAATATCGTTCGTCTTCGACAGAGCGTACAACCGCAATCAGTGAATTGCAGGATACGTTACCGCTATGGGAAAAGACACAGCAAGGGTTACAGGTAGGGGATACCTCGTTGGGACTTCCTAGGCATCCCCCTGCTGATGTGCTCCTCTCAGTCATTCAAGCACAATCTGACTTTGTTCCGATGCAGGTAGCCTTGCAGAATATCCTTGCGCATCCAACACACATTGACCCGACACAACTCCAAATCGTGTTAGACCATGAACGGGGCTATTATGTGACCATGAGCCAGACGAATGCGCTCTGGCAACAGCAGATTGATGAGATATTCTTCCAGCTCTTCTGGATTGAGACGGGACTCGTTGCAGCGATAGCAGGTATCGTGGTGGTCAACTTCGTGTTCGTCAGAAGAAGTTTGACAACGCTGTGATATACTGTACGAAAATAGGAGCAAGCGCATGGAGATGGGATACAAGATTAACGAGAGTACTGTTAGCCCCGATGGGGTGAGAGAACTGAAAGATATCACGGTCTATGAGTTGAGCATAACAGAGGAAGAGTTGGAGTGGATGAGGATCAAAGAAGAGATATACGAAGCTATCACCAGCGCCTTTGGCATCCCTCCCCAACTTTTGGGACTGCATGACGGTCAGATTGTCGAAGGGACAATTCAACCTGCGCCGTTGCCGTTGCCTCCTCCTACGCCGGACGTTTGACAACGCCGTCACGACCGCGTATACTTGAAACAACAACTTATCGTACACCGCAAATGTGCAGCACGCTACAACGCGTGTCTCCGGGAGCAAACTCCTGAGACCCCCACTGCGAGCCACGGCATGAAGGTTATCATGAAGGACTCGCATTTTTCATGGAAACTTTTACCCAGGCGTATCACCCCTCTGATCCACAGTACATGATCAAGAGGCAGCGCCAACTCAAAGAACTTTCCTCACTGTCCACGGCGCAACTCAAGCGCATGGTCAATAGCATGCTCACTAATCCTCTCCCTGAAGAGGCGAAGGAGCAGAACACCCAGGTCGCTAAACAGTTTGTTGGTCAGTTGCATGATGGTGCACTCCATCCAGCACTACGCCGCAGCATTCTCGATAGCACAGGCGGCGGTACATCGGGCGGTTCGGTCATGATCCGTCAAGACCTGGAAGTGCCTTTATATCTGCTTTTTGTTCGCAAGTTCCCATTTTACGAGAGAATAGAAGCGGGACCGTCGAATGGCTTAGTTCACGCATACAATCAGGTCACAGCCGTTGACGCTAATGCACTCGGCTCCTCGGTCATCACAGAGACAGGGGCCGTTACCTACTCTTCAAGCACTTATGCACGCGGCGCGACTACACCCATTGCGGTGTTTGCACAGGGTCGTGGCGTTACCCTCAAAGAGATTGCAGCGGTTCGTCAAGGCGGCGCGGCCTATGACCCTGCAAGGCAGGAGCTTGCCGATGGCATGACTCGTCTGAGCACGGATACGCAGTACTTCATGTTTCAAGGGAATGCCACCAACTCTAGCGGTACAGCCGCGCAGGAGGCAGGACTCTACAATGCGAACGGTATTGATGGGGTACGTGGTGTGCTCGGCTCGGCTGGTTCCTTCTCTACCAATGGGGCGATCCAGGTGGATGTCGGTAGCCTCAATACTACAGAGAGCATCCAGGTAGCCGCAACGAAAGCCGCGAACAATGGCGGCAATCCTACCGCCGTCATCCTCTCGATCAACGCGAAGCAGGCCGTAGACATCGAGAACCAGGGCAACAAACGCTATACGGACAATACCGTCGAGATTATCCCAGGTGTCGATACGACGCAGATCCCCTACGCCAATGGCATGCTCACACTCGTACCGGTTCCTGGCAACACGATCGGCACCTACAACCGCACGTCCGATAGTGCGCTTGTCGAGGACATTTACATCCTGGACGAGAGCACGATCAAACGGCGTTGGCTGTATTCTGAGAGCTTTACCACATTGCAGATTCCATCAGGCGTAGACGGTGTACTATCGGACCGCTGGATCATTTTTCAAATGTCGGGACTAGAGATTGCCGCGCCGCTTTTTTGCGCGAAGGTGAGACGGCTCGCGGCTTAGTAGACCATCTCGTCTCTCTCCTTTGACTCAGTAGGGTAGGGGAGCAATCCCTTACCCTCTCATGAAAGAAAAGAACATGCCTACGATAGAAAAACATAGTGAAAAGGTGGAAGCGGTCCAGGTAGAGGAGCCACAGTTCAAGGATAGCGATGAAGTGACGGTACTCTTCGGATACGGCAAAGAGCCAGCGGCCAAGCAACATTACATTGACAACATCACCTTTGTTGGCGGTGTTGCTCGCAATGTCCCGTATGGCGTCGTGAAGCATTGGCAGAATGGTACACGACCCGATGGAAAGCTTGCCACTTCACGGATCAAGGTCCAGGCAGTGCTTCCCAATAATGCCACAGAAGCTGACTTTATACGCGTCACCGGCATCAAAGGTGATATCTCCGATGCGCATCTCTCTGCATTAGTGAGCGGTCTGGACGCAGCACAACTCGAAAAGATGCTTACTCCTGCTCAGGCGAGAGCGTTAGCTACAAGGTTGGGAGGGCGTTAATGGCAAATCCTGATAAGTGGCTTGGGCACCATCGGGATCTCCCGATAGCGGCAGGTGAGCAATTTACTTCTGCTACTGCTGGTACGGGCAGTGACTATGAGCATGTCATCTTTGCGCTCCCTAATCTCGCACTCAACGTTGCAAGTGGGACTGCTAGCGATCTGCCCGTCAACTCGATGAACGTGCGCTCCATCAATCTCACGACTGAAGCGAACCTGACCGGGACCGCAACGAATTACATGACCTGGAACTTCTGGCAGAAGCGTGCAGGGGCGATCTTAGTCAGCACCTCATCGTCTACCACCGTGACGGCTAGCACCATGGCGGTCACTCCCGCGTCCATGTCCAACATTTACGTTGGCTCGCAGTTGATCTTTGCCGGTGGCACCGGTGCGACGGAAACCGTGACGGTTGCATCTCTGACGCCAACAACTTTCACTGCCACCTTTGCGAACGGGCATAGCGGCGGTTACACCATCACGTCGGCACCGCTGGCAACAGCCACGTATACCACGACATCCAGTAGCACGACCATCACAGCGAGCACGATGGCCGTCACTCCTGCTTCAATGGCGAGTATCTATGTTGGCTCACAGCTCACCCTCTCAGGTGGTACGGGCTCTGCTGAGACGGTAGTGGTGACATCTGTTACCTCAACGACCTTTACCGCGACGTTCGCGAACGGACACAGCGGCGCGTATGTGATTGCGATTGCTGAGGTGGCTCTGGTGCCACATCAGTTCAATGTGCTCGTCAATAACGCACAGGCGTTGCTCCCTGGTGACATCGTGACGATCGCGCGCCTCTCGAATAATGCGACTGGACTCGCGAGTCCTGCCTTGACCGTGATCCTTGATCTGGTACCGGCTGGCATCGGGAGGTAGTTGAGAAATGGCACGTCATCAGCGATTTACTCCCGTCGGTGAATACCAGCCGCTCCACATATCGGGCGCGGGAACAATAGTTCCAGTTGGGCGCTGTGTGAGCACCACGTCAGCAACGACGATCACAGCGGGCTCTAGCATAGTAGTCACTCCCGCGTCGATGTCCAACATCACGCCTGGGATGCTCCTGAACTTCGCCAATGGGACGGGGACCGCTGAGGATGTACTGGTCATCTCTACCACTTCGACGACCCTGACCGCCAACTTTGTCAATAATCACAGTGGGGCCTATACGATCATCTCGCGGCGTGGGATTGATCTGGGTAATGTGGTGATTGGGAAATCCGGTTCAGGGTGTACGCTCACCCTCTACAATGGGCACCCCTCGCTGCTCCCAGATGCGGGTGCCAGTATGGCGGTGATCGACCCTTCCGATCCGACGGGTCGAGAGTTCTTTTGTACCTGCGACAAAGGTCTATTCTACACGTACGCGGGTAGCACGCTTGGGGATATCACGCTTATGTATCTCGATCACGCCACGGCGTTGTAGGAGGGAAGAGTATGCCACAAAATGTCTCACTCGTCGATCAGAATGGTAATGCTGTTTCCGTGAGCGGTGGCACGCAGTATACCGATGGCGCGGCGGCTCCTACCCATCCTATCGGGACGGAGCTAGTCTACAACAATGCGGGTACCATGACGGCGGTGTCCAACTCGGCGGGATTACCTATCAGTGGGTCAATCACGGCATCTAACCCGTCAGTGGGGACGGACGGTTCTGCTATCCCGTCCTCCTCTACGCTCGTTGGAGCATCAGACGGGACGAACTTACAGCAGTTGCTCGTTGAGAGTGCATCGAACCGTAACTTGAGGACGGCTCTCTACAACGGCGCGAATGAAGTAGCCGTCGATGCATCGGGACGCTTGAGCATCCTCTCAATCAATAATGCGCTCCCTGCTGGAAACAACGTCATCGGGCACATCATAGCTGATAGCGGATCAACCACTGCTGTTACGAGCCTACCGGCCTTGCCTGCTGGAACCAACGTCATCGGCCATGTCATCAATGATGCGGGAACAGCGGTTATCGGGAGCGTGCTGCTGCAATCCGTCAGTGGAACGGCGCTGAGTGCGGATGTCAGCAACACGGAACTCCGTGTTTCCAACTATGGCAAGAGCAGCGCTGCTGGTGACACCGCGCTCCTGGTAGACTCGACGGGGCGCGTGCTCATCGGGCGCAGTGCCACAGCCGTGTACTCTCTTGCCTCAACGCAGACATCAGGCAGTACGCAAAATAGCGGCGACTTGACCGTAGGGGCGTACACAGAAATCTCTCTTGATATCAACACCACCGCGCAAAGTGGAACCAGCCCAACATTGCAGCTTTTCTACGAGCGTAAAGGGGCAGACGGCATTTACTACGTCTTGTGGCAATCAGCAGTGTTGACAGTAGCTGCCAACACGCTTTCAACTAGTATTGGCTCTGGAATGGCGTACAACCAATCATTAGGGCTTACGGGTCGTTTGCGTTGGGTTGTTGGTGGGAGCGCAACACCTACATATACGTTTTCAGCGAACATTCAAGGGAAATAGGGGTGTTACATGCCTTACCCGACAACTATAGGAGGTGCGCTCATGAGTTCTCCGAGTACGGTTGATACCGGCCAGGTGTCACCGTGGACCGTCACACAAGCCGAGATTATCCAGGGCGCATCAAGTAGTACGCTTGGTGCAAACACGGTGTACTGCTACGTGTTTGAACTGCTCGCCACGACGACATTTTCAGGCACGAAGGTCAAGATGGGGGCTACTGTTACTGGAACCGTTGATGTGGGGATCTACGATTCTGGCGGAAATCTCCTCATCCATTCTGGTGCCACTGCGCCTACTGCCAATACTGTCAGTAGCATTACCTTTACCAGTACAACGCTTAACCCAGGACGCTACATCATGGCAATGACGCCTTCCAATTCCACAGATACGTACTTCCGAACGGGATCAATAGCGGCAGGTATGGAACGAGCATACACCGCTACTACTACTGGCACATCGGGTGTGCTTCCAAACACGACGGGAACGCTCAACACCACGACCTCTTGTGCGTCAATGAGTCTTATCGTTGTTGGAGGGTCGGCATAGTGGGCATTCTTGAGTCTGATACCGGAGCACGTGCAGTAGCACTCGCGTCATCCTGGGGAGCGGCGACCGATGGGAACACCTGGGTCGTTGCCGCAGGGTCGGCCTCCGCGCTCTCGACGACGACCAACCTGCTGCAAATCAAGGGAGTCTCAAACGTCAATATGACGATTGGGCCGCCTTCAGTGCAACAGGTGATGCTCTCCGTACAGACAACGATCAATGCCAGTGGAGACAGCCCCTCGCTCCTCTTGCGTTATACCGATAACAACAACTTTATCAAGTGCGACGTGAGCGGCGGTCTCTTACGCATTCGTAAAAATGTGGCCCCAACCGGCTTTACTAACGTGGCTACGGTGTCCTTCACGCTTACGGCTGGTGTGCTCTATCAATTCGTTTTTCAGGTACAAGGGACAACCTATAGCGCAAAGGCATATCCTGTGAGCGCCGCTGATCCTGGCTGGTTAGTTACGGGCACTGCGAGTGATAGTATCCTGGCATCGGGCAAATGGGGTCTTTCCGCAACGTCAGCAAGTGTGGCAGTGCAGTACAGTCAATTCACCGTGACCAATCTGCGCGCCGATAACCCGTACACTACGATCGATAATCCCTATGGCGTCACCGTCTACTGCTCAAGTGCTACGCGCCTACCCCTCTCTCAGCTTATCCCTGATATGCAGAAACTTGGCTTAACCTGGTTGCGCTATCAGGTACCGTTCACGTCCATAGACTCGCCACAAGGAACGTACACCTGGACAGCACTTGATGCCGCAGTATCAGCGGCCAATGCTGCGGGGATCAATATCACCTTCTCACTGGATCAAGCGCCGTCCTGGGGGCTAGATGGTACAACCAACCTACCGACACCAGCGTATACTACGACCGTCGCGGGATTGGTGGCCGCACGCTATAACGGGACGGCAGGGCACGGACATCTTGACGCAATAGAAATCTGGAACGAAGAGTTTGACTTTGGCTCTTTCTCAAATACGACCTATGCGGCGATAGCCAACGCTGGCTATACGGCCATTCGCGGCGCGGGCTTCACGGGCAAGATCGGATGTGCCGCCATGTTGGGCATCTCATCGACGAGCCATATTACCACCTGGATAAACCAACTGTATACGAGCGGGATATCCTCACTCTTTGACTACTTGCAACTGCACTACTACCCGAGCAATCAAGATCCATCGGTGACGACGAGCAGTTTTATTTCTTTTCATGCGGCAGTGCAGGCCATCAATGCTGCACTGCTTGCCAATAATGACATTTTGAAACCTGTCTGGATCACGGAGTTTGGTTATGCCACCTCAACCAATGGCGGACACTCAGCAGGCGCGTTGGTGAGCCAACTCACACAAAATCAATACTATGCCTACATCGTCAATGCCGCGCGCTCCAACTCTCAGCAGATCGCGGGTGGCTCCGTGGCAAAAGTGATGTTCTACAGCATGGACACGGACCCTGCCAATACCGACGGAGAAAGCATTACACAAGGACTGACACCCTCCGAAACCTATTATCAGGCGTACAACACGCTCAAAGGCTTTATTGATGCCTACTATATGTGGCCTGGGTATGCCGCCGTGTTTCCGCCTGCCAACCGTCGAACGGGCGTGTTTCCAGCCGCCAACAGGAGGGGAATCTAATGGCCGTGACAGTAGATTTTCAACCGTGTTATGTGGGCGCAACCTCGCCATCCTGGGATATCCCGATCACGGCTGGCGGGCAGCCTGAAAATCTCGCGGGCGTCGATGTCACAAAGTTCACGCTCTACTTCAAGCTGAATTCAGGGAGTGAGACACCAGGGACCGGAACCTTTACCCTTAAGACCCCTTATCCTGGCGAGGTCTTTTACAAACCATCGGTCACTGACGTTGCGGCGATCTTTGGCGGGAGTATCGTCATCAAGGCGTTCTATCCACCGTCCTTTACCAATGCCGACGAGATGGTTTTTGACCCGATTGCCTTCTCGATAGTGGCGAGTTAGAGAGGAAACGCACGTGAAATATATAACGCTCAGTCAGTACAAACTCTCCGATGACGGTATTCCTCTCTCCGATGTCACTGATGTGTCGCTTGCGCGCTACATTAGTCGTGCCGAGTCGGATCTGGATTCCTACGTTGGGCTCGACTTGAAACGCGGCGGATTTGAGCCACACAACGTCTGGCTACAATCCAAGTTCGATGAGCGCACGCGCAAGATGCCATTCCCTAGCTATCCCGTTCCGATCAGGCAAGTGACGCGCTATCGTATCCAGGTGAGTAACATCAACACCAGCGGCGCGGGTTTCTTCGCCAATATCGATAGTAGCGATTGTGTGATCAATGTGGACGCGGGCTATGTGGAGATCGTACCACTACAGGCAGTGACATACTCTCTCTCTCCGGTCATCTTGCAACTAGGTTTACATCCGCCGATTGTGCAGATGGACTGTGAAGTAGGCTATTTCCTTGCACAGTTTGGGGAAACGCTCATCGCCACGGACAACACCTACCTGACGTACACAGCAGAACGCGGCTTTTGGGCGCAAACGTATACTCAGGCGCTTGCATCACAGCCTCTACAGTTACCGCCTATACCACCAACTATCTATGTCAATGGGGCGGCTCAGAGGTTCGGGTATACCATCAACGCTACTGAAGGCACCGTGACTTTTACCACGTCTCAGCAAGCGAACACGATTAGTGCAGACTACACCTACACCATTCCTGATGAGGTACGGGATGCGTGCATAGATCAGGTGACGTACTTGCTTGCTATGAGGGCGCTCAACAAGCAAGGGATGGGGGGGCTAGCGATGGTACGCAACGCTGATGTGGAACTGAGAACGATTGAAAGCTATCCCGCTCGCTTCCCTAGTGACAACGGTTCTCTGTGTGAACGGGCGGCGCAACGACTCAAGCGACAAGTGGCTATTGCGATAGCGTAGGTGGGAGGGTATGCATGCCGGTATTGCCAAATGTCTTGATCTGGACGACGCGTTCGTCTTATACACCCGCGACGGGTGTCACCAGCGCGGCGACCAACGCTGTCCAGACGGGCATTGTGGCACACATCCGACCGATGACCGGCTCAGCCTACAAGATTTTACCTGAGGCAGCATTAGAGAGTGACTATGTGGCAACAGCAGACACGGGAGCGGATATCAGAGAGGGGGATATCCTCTCGACGATCACACTGATGGATGGGGTGACACCGTGGCCTGGGCTTGGGTTGGCGACCAATACGAATGAGACGTGGCGTGTGACCTTTGTGTCAGAAGCGACACCAGGACCGCTCGCACACCGCAACGTGTATATCAAGCGTGAAAGAGGGGGAGGGCCATCTTACTAGGTTTAATGCATGACAAGACGTAGAACGCATAGAGCGCACAGAGTACGGGTGCATCGTGCAAGAGTACACAGACCGCATAAGGCGAGAGTGACGCATATGAGAGTAGTGCATCACAATATTTCACATAGGGCATATATGTTTCGATTGTATGGAGCGTGACAACATGAGACTGACGATCACAGGAGGAACCGACGAACTACGGGCGCGCATTGCCGATGCTCAGGCGCAACTGCCTGCACTCATTGAGGAAGCGATGCAAGAGGTTGGCCTCTCGGTCGTCGATGCACTCAGTGCAGCCGCTCCGCGTGGCGCGAATAGTGGTGGGACGCCTCTCGCGAGTGATGCAGCGGGACCGCTTGCAGACTCCTTCTTTGTGCAGGACGAGGGCGCGGTAGGTGATCCAGGTGCGGCTATCTCTGTCCAGACATCACAGCCCGCGAAGCTTGATCTGGTCTTGAATGGTCGTGGGGAGGTGAGACCAGTCACGGCGCGCGCGCTCTGGTGGCAGGGACTACAGCACCCTGTGATGAGGTCAGGACCTGTAGCGCCTAACGATTTCGCCAGTCCGGTGATCGACTCGATCGACGCAGAGGCAGAGTTGCAGACGCTTTCCGATGAGTTTGCCGCGATATTGGAGGGTGTGTGATGCTCCCATGCTGTCCTGTATGCCACAAACCCATATCATTTCAGTCTACGGCGAACACGCTCTATTGTCAGTGTTCCTGTGGACAGTTCCCCGTACAACGCACCGTTTCCGGTTTCACCATCATGAAGAGCGTCAAGGGAGTCGAGAGGACAGCCGTACCCCAGGCGTTCTACGACGCATTCGGTGAGGATGAGGAGGTGCAACCATGACTCAGATGCCGCCATTGCCACCCAATACCCATAGCGAGTTACTTGATGAGATGAGAGCAGTGAGGACGCTTACAGAGACGCTGGTGACACGTCTCCCCCAACCTGTTGCGCCTCAGCAGGAAAGCATATTACAGCGGTGGCGCTGGCTTATCGGTCTTTGCGCCACGGGGATTATGACCATAGGCATCATCTCAGGCATTATTTCAGGGGTCATCTGGGGCTCTCGTACTGTCGATGGAACCCTGCTTGCACATCTCGTCACACTGACCTTTTGTGTCTTGCTCGTTCTTGCGAATATCTTTGCGATCGGGTGGGTCATCTTGACGCTCTTGGAAAAGGCGTATCGCGGGAAGTACGAGGTGGCACAATCATGACGCTCCGGACCGCAAATAACCCGATGCTCGATTCTGTGGTGTTGAACGTTCTTGCACAGCTTTTACCCAACGATCCTGTAACGGGACTTCCCAACACGGTGATCGGACAAAATCAGGTGGCATTAGGCAGCTCACTCGTCTATGTGCAAAATAAATATCTCATGTCACTAGGGCAGTTTCCCGCTGTCCATCTCTCATCAGGGGAACAACACTACCGCATTGTGACACGGGCTGGATACGTCGGTCTCTTCATCGCAGAAATCGAGTATTACGATAGATGGGATACGCAGCCTTCGACAATAGACGCAATACGCACTAACATCGCAACCGACTTAGAACGCATGAAAGCCAATATCGAAGACCAGGACTCACTCGCGTATCAGGGACAAGCCTATGCAATCAGTATCCCTGAGATGTCCCTCTCCCCATATAAGGGAGAGATAGATACACAGTTCCCAGGACTTACCCTGGTTTATAGGACGCTCACATTACACGTAAATCTGCTTCCTTACGATGCAGCTTAGGAGAATTACATGGAAACACCACAGAAGATCGCCGCTCGCTACATCGGCAACCACGCCGTCCTGTTGCAGGCTGGCATGGGGCCGTACTACGACGCGGACGGCAAGCGCTTGACCTCACTTGTCCTCTCGTACGGGGATACGCTCATGATGCCAGCCGAAGAAGTACTCGGCAAAACCTACCTTCGGCAAGGCGAGACGTTGCTCTCTCTCGGTATCGGGAAGGTGGTACTGCCTGAAAACGCGCACAAGTCGCCGGAGGAGTTAGCGGCGTCGAATTATGAGTTTCATAGCGGGCGCTCTGACTTTGAGCCGGTTGTACTGTCAGTCCTGGAGCCTCCGGTAGAGGAGCCGGCACAGGCAGAGGAGCCACCAGCGCCCGTAGAGGAACCTACGCCCGACACGTCATCACAGCCAGAACAACCTGCAAAAGATGCATCACAGATAGAGGAGGTACAATAGCATGCCAACGGTACTAGTTCCCATCAGGAGCGATAATGCTTATTGGGGCTTTAGCAAGGAGGTAGTTCCTGGTACGCCTGTTGCACCTTCTGTCTTCCCACGCTGGCAAGACGGCTCAAGCCTTGAGTACGACCTGAAGATGGAAGAGATTTGGGAAGGTGACGGCTCCCGTCGTCTCTCGCAGCTCGTCAAGAACCAGCAAGGCGTCAAGATCAAGCTCACCATCATGCCGCGCATGAACGAGATCGGCTTTTTCGAGATGCTCGCAATGGGAGCCAGTTCAGACACGATCACGACGGCCTCACCCTCGACAACGCTCTCAGCAGGTGCGACGGGCGGGACATCGACGAGCCTGTCAGTAGCCGCCAACACTGGTCTCACTGGTACCGGCAACATCCAGATGGTTGTCGGGCAAGGCACCGCAACCGTCGAGACGGCCACCTTCACCCTGCCTGTGACCGGTGGGGGACCGTACGTGCTTGCAGTGGCTGCTAGCTACAATGGTGGCAAGATCGCCAATAACCACAGTAGTGCTGATACCATTGCCAGTGTTGCCACTGCGAATACTGCCTTTACGAGTGGTGCCTCCGCAGGTGCTACGACCATTATTGTCGGCAACAACAACGGCTTGACTGGCTCAGGTACCGCGTCGGTCGTGCTCTCTCCTGGCACTGCTAATGAGGAGATTGTGACCATTACCACTCCTGGCACTGGCGCAGGGCCATACACCTACACGCTCGCCAATGCCGCCACGCTCAAGAATGCGCACACCAGCGGAGACTTCGTGAGTACTCCGGTGATTCATGTCATCTCAGATCAGACGGACGGGGCCTATGCCACCATTGAAGTCGGACTCGGCTCACTCTATGGCTCATCCGGCATTGCGTTACGTGTGCGCTCCTGCAAGGTAGAGAGTATCAAACGATCGGGCAAAGCTGGCGGTGTAATCGCCTATGAGATGGAGTTTGCTGGTATCGCATCAACCGTTCAATCGACACCGCCAACGATCACACTAGAGAAGCACAACATCTTTCTCTACACACAAGGCACCTGGACATTGGATGGAAGCACAAGCGGGGATGCGCTCAATATCGAGATGTTTGACATTCAGCAGAAAAACAATCTCGCCACGGAGATCCAGACCGAACAACTCACGCGCGCGGCGCTCATCTTTGGCAATCTCGCGGTAGATCTTGGCTTCGATGTGGTCTACCAGAACGGTTCACGTATCCAGGAAGTCTACTTCGGATCTTCGACGGGTACAACTGATAGCCAGACCATCTACCTGGGAGCGTTCAACGTGAGTTTTCTCCAACCAAGCGGCTTTGACCAGCTCGTCCTCAACGTCCCGACCATCGCTTACACGAAGGTTGGCATGCCAGCTCCGAAGAAGGACGGCAAATACTTCAAGCAGTCGCTCAGTGCGGTGGGTACGAGCAATCAGGGGGCTAATACCTACGTTGCACAAACGACCGTGTACAACACGCAATACTCGCAAAACTAGCTATAAGGTAACAATATACGTATGAACGTACATATAAAAGAAGATGAGGATTTGACCGCCATTGATGTAGCGGCGCTCAGAGAGCAGGCACAGGCTGAGCAGGCGCTGAACACGCTTGATCGGCTCGGTTCGGTCAATCTCGACGAGGTGACTACTGACATCGTGCCAGTGGCCTTCGTCGAGTTTGAGCCGCATGAGTCTGGTGGTGTGAAGCGCATGAAACCGAGAGTGCGGCATGCGGAGATCATCGACTACGTGCCGATGTACCTGCTCAACCGTGCGCTCGCCAACGAAAGAAAGATCAAGAAGATACGCGCAAAGATTGATGCGGAAGAGATGGAGGAACCGGAAGAAGATGTGCAGATGACCTCCTTGCAACGATCGGTCTACGAGGTGTGGAAGCTCTCTGAGCCGGAGATGACGTTTGACCGCTTCAAGGTTGGGCTTGAGTTGAGTCAGGTCATGGGGCTGTACAATCGTTTTTTCGGCGTGCGCTTCCGCCAGATGACGAGCAAAGCGTAGCGCGTCGAGAGCATACCGCACGGGAGCATGGAATAGCACTCCTTGCAGGAGAACAAGACTTCTCCGAAGTGACGATTGATGAGTCGTGTGAGTGGGACGAGGAGGCGATAGAGCAAGCGTATGAGCAGGCACGGACACTGGATACGTGCGATCCGGCGGCAGCAAAGCAGTTGAGAGCACAGGCGCACTATGCACAACAGAGAAAGAGGGGACAGGTATCAAGTGATGAGACGATGCTACTGGGCAAGACGTACGATCCGATGCGACTCTACGCTCGCATGGCAAAGTACTATGGCTTCTCTCATCGCACGATGGACACAATGCACATTCCAACTTTCTTTGGCTATGTCCGTGAGGCGTCCATTATGATCGACGAGGAGCAGGCAGAGATCGACAAGAAGAACAAAGCAGGCAACACCGCAAAGCAACCGCTCAGCCCACAGGAGGCGGAGGCGTTCGTCAAGCGCGAGTTTGGGGTAGCGCAACCGTATCCTGGGGAGGTCGTGGCGTATGCAGGGTAATGGCGTGATGTGGCAGGCGAGTCTTGACGCCTCAGAGGTCATGGCCGCGCTTGATGAAATCATGACTGGTCTGGATGCAGTTGACCAGTCCATGTCCTCATTAGGAGCGTCGGGCGCTCAACTTTCCGGCATGGATGACGTGCTCACGTCGCTGCAAAACGTGGTCACTGAACTTTCAGTTGGTTTTGATAATCTCGACAACTCACTGCAACAAGTCATCGCCAACACAGACGCCACGACGACCGCCGTCACCGACCTGGAAGGCTCAATTGCCGGGGTATCCGCTTCTATCGACGCGCTCGGAGCAAGTGCGGGCACGGCAGGAGCGCAAGTCGGGGCTTTAGGGCCAGAAGCTGATGCTGCTGTTGGACCGCTTGAGGCACTACAAGGCGCAATGGGGCCGCTCATGATGATCGGCACCGTCGCGGCCATGGTGGGCGGCAAGCTCGTGTCGATGGGCATGGACGGCCAGAAAGGCGAGGCGTTGCTACGCGGAATGGCCGGGGCAAGCCAGGCCGATATCAATGCGCTGGAGACTGATGCAGAGAAGCTTGGCGTTGGCATGGATCAGGCGACCGCCGGCTTCTACCGAATCGAGAGCGCGGGGTATGATGCGGCTCATGGTGGTATCCAGGTCTTCGATGCATCCATGCGGCTTGCTAAGGGCGGGCAGGCCGACGCGAGCGACGTGATGACGGGCCTCACCGCGATCATGCATGATTATGGGCAGGGAGCGAATCAAGCGAGCAATGATACAGACCTCATGGCGCAGGCCGTCTTCGAAGGCAACCAGTCCATGCAGGACTTTGCACAGAGCGTCGGACCTCTTGCCGCAGCCGCCCACAATGCAGGCTTCTCGCTCAAGGAAGTGTTGGCCGCTGAGGCTGCCATGACCCTGGTCAATCCCCACGTGCGCCAGGACACGCAGCAGCTTACCGGCCTCATGCAGTCGCTTAGTCCAGCCATGGGCAAGACGGCGGCAACCGCGAAAACACTTGGCCTCTCCTTCGACGAAGCGCATTTCAAGAGCCTGGACCTGCTGGGCAAACTAGAGTACCTGGCGCAGATCTCCGGCGGCACAGGAACCGCTGCATTCGTGAAACTCACCGGCGGCGTGCGTGGCAGTACGGCGGCAGTGGATCTGATGATGGGGAAGGCAGGGAAGTTTAAGCAGGACCTGGAGGGCATGAATCAGGCCGCAGGCAGGGCAGGCAATTCCTTCAATCAGTGGGAAAATACCATCCCAGGCGCGCTAGATCACGTCGGAGCGTCTCTCTCCATTTTTTCCACAAAACTTCTGGATGCTATCGGACCCAAAGTCGGGCCACTTATCGCACAAGTAAGCACCGGCATATCGAATATGGCTGACCTCATCCTCAATCATACTAATGAGGTTATGCCTGTCTTGACTGGTCTGGCAGGAGTGGTCGGCGGTGCTCTGGTACTAGCCATCGCTGCCTTTATAGCATCAGCCTGGCCGGTGCTCGCGGTCCTTGCTGGAATCGGTCTAGCGGTGGCCGGAGTGACCTTTGTGATTCAGCATTGGGGGCAGATCACCACGTCTGTCGGGACGTTTTTTCAATCGACCTGGACTACCGTATCTTCTACCTTCAAGGGGGCTCTCTCTGGCATCGGAAGCGCACTGACGCAGGCTGGTAACACCGTGTCTTCCGTTGGGGCTGGGATAGTCAACTGGTTTCATCAGTGGGAAGGGGTCATTAAAGGGGTTGCTATCGTGCTTGGTGTCTTCTTCGGACCTGCTTTAATTAAGGCTGGTGTTGAAGCAGTGGTGAGCGGTGCTAAGATCGCGGGACAATTTGTGGGGTCGCTCATCAAAACAGGCATAGAAGCGGCGGTGAGCGGTGTGAAACTCAGTATATCCTTTGTGCAGACTATGATCAAGGCTGGTGTTGAAGCAGTGGTGAGCGGTGCGAAAATCGCTGCTAGTTTTGTGGCAAGTATGGTCAGGGCAGGGATAGAAGCCGTCATTAATGGTGCAAAAATCACTGCCAGTTTTGTAGCAAGCCTAATCAAAACGGGCATTGAAGGTTGGCAGTCAGCCGGAAAGCTGGCTACCTTCATTGGCTCTATGATTGCTAGCGGTACGCAAGCGGTACTTGCCGGGGCAAAAATCGCGGCAAGCTTTGTCGCCAGCATGGTGAAGGCAGGTGTGGAGGCGGCGGCAGCAGGCGCAAAAATTGCAGCACAATTTATTGCTACGCTCATCAAGACCGGAATCCAGGCCGCTATTACGGGCGCGCAAATGCTAGCTTCGCTGGTACCTGCCATCGCATCGGTGGTTGCTGAAGCAGTCGTAGCCGCTGCAACGGCTATCCCTGGATTAGTCATAGGCTTCATCGCCTGGGCAGGGGCAGCCTGGACAGCAGCAGCAGGCACTATTGCTGCCACATGGCCCGTACTGCTTATAATAGTTGCTATTGCAGCTCTCATCGCTATCATCGTCTTGTTGGCTACGCATTGGAAGCAAGTCACGCAGGCAGTAGGGAACGCTATGTCTGCCCTAGGCACAAAGGTGCATCAGATCCTTGAGGGCATCGGGCAAAAATTTTCAGAACTTGGCACAAAAGCGAATCAAATGAAAAATACGATCGGGCAAAAATTTTCAGAACTTGGCACAAACGTCCATAATTCCGTCACGACACTAGGTACCAATGTGCTCGCACAGTGGAATAAACTCAACGGCTCTAGCGATAAGTCGTGGTCGGATATTGCGCACACGGCAGCCACACGTGCAGGTCAACTCAAGGATATGGTGCTAACCAGTATCAGGCAGATGGTGACCAATTTTGGGCTCTTGATCATCAGGATGGTATCGAGTTTCAGGCCATTTTTCGAGATGCTTTCGCATGTACCAGGACCGGTCGGGGACATGGCAAAGGGCGTGCTGAAGCAGATGGATACGCTCAAAAATGGTGTGTCGGACAAAACGGCGCAAATGAAGGTACTGGCATTACAGCATACCGCAGACATGCACAATGAAGCCGTTGCTCAGCTTGAGCAGATGCGTCAAAAGATCATTCAGCAAATTCAGGACACCAAAGATCCGGTAACAAAGAAAATGCTGGAGATGAAAGAGCAATCCGTCCAGCATATGGAAAATATGCATCATGATGCCGCTAATCAAGCTCTGCAAATGAAGAGTGAGATTGTCCAACATACGCAGGATATGTCTAACCAGGTCGTGGGACACAGCATCATTCCCGATATGGTCAATGGCGTCGTATCCTGGTTTCAGCAACTCCCAGGTCGAGCGGGGGCTGCACTACAATCTATGGTGAGCACCGGTATAGGTATCCTTAATGGCATGATAGGACAAGCTATGACCGCTGGCTCCAATATCGTCAATGGCATCGCCAACGGGATTCGAGGGGCGATCGGCGCGGTTGGCTCGGCGATCGGGGCCGTCACCTCGTTTATCTCCGACCATCTCCCACACTCACCCGCGAAAGTCGGCCCGTTGCGCGATCTTCCACAAGCCGCAGCGAATATCTCTAAACAGATTGCTGAAGGGATGCTCACGGAGATACCAACCATTCAGGCATCCATGACACATCTCCTCCAACCAGTGATCACCATGCCAAAGGTGCCAGTCGGAGCGGCAACCGGCTTTGGAGGAGGCGGCAGCGCACAGACGAACGCGCAACTGCAACAGATCATCGCACTCTTGCAACAGCAACAACAGGTGCAAAACACGATCTCGCATACGAATATGAATAACACGATCAATGCACCTGGAATATCGGATGTTCAGAAGCTCTATCGCTTGCTACAGTCGCTTGGAGGGTATGGATATGAATCCGTCCAGAGGGGTTCCTACGGCATTGGATAATAAAAGAGGTATAGACTAGATATGCCGACGTATTCGTATGGGGCGTTTGCCCTCAATCAAAACGCTTCTGGGCTTGGGTACTACCTGATCGCAAAGCAACTTCCGATACCAGAGGTCAAGCCGGTCACGTTTCCAGTCGCCCGTCTCGCCGGACTGAAAAAATCGGGAGAGCAGGTCACAGAGCGTACCATCACGGTCAAGATCGTCGTCGTCGGGACTTCACGCGTTGATCTTATCGCCCGTGTCGATGCACTACAGGCCGCACTCTCCCTACGATCTCAGACGCTCATCATCCACGAGGACGGACGCTACTACCAGAGCGTCGATGCAATCTCCGCGCCGACGGACTTCCAGGCGGGCAACGGGATAGTACAGTGTCACATCGCGGTCGTTCTCACGGCGTACGATCCCTACGCCTATGCTGCCAGCTCTACCACCTACGATAGCGGGAGTACCGTACTTACCTTGTCTAGCGGCTCCTGGGTCTTCCCAGCCATCAATATCACCGGAGGAGGTACGGTCTACAGTTACCCCTTCATTCGCTTAATCAATCTGACGAGTACGGGAAGCACGACACTCACGGCCAATCGAAATAGCGGGACTGCCTACACCACCATCGCAGTAGCAGCAACATCCTTTAGCGGCTCGGTGGGAGATACCATCACGATTACGCATGGGGTGACGACACAGACCTTGACGGTTGGAACCGCCTTTAGTGTTGGAGCGACCACGATCACGGTGTCCTCTTTTACCGCTTCTGCCAACTATGTGAGTGGAGATGTCGCGGCCAAAGTGACGCAGTGGAACAGTTTCACGATCGCGCAAACGACCGATACGCTCACGCTCTCTGGCAATACGTCAGTTGGTGCTCCATTGCCAGAGGTCAATGGGGACTATGTCGATATCCAGTGTGATCCGGCTGCCGCTTCTGGATGGACTATCCAAACCAATAATTCAGGCGTCTACGCGGAGCCTGTGGGACTCTTCCCCGTGGTGGAGCCATTCTCAACTGCGTTCAGCATCTCGATTGCGAGCGGATCAGCGGTTACGGCTCAATGCCAAATTACGTACGTACCCCGCTACGCGAGTTAGGAAAGAGGAACAATGCCAAGTTACACCGCAATGGATAGCTCCCTACTAAAATCGCAAGTCGTAAAAGCGTATAGCAGTACAGGTGTCTATCTGGGCGTCATTGCCGATGCACCCTACCTCACCGGCTTTACAGAGGCAGTCAACGCGGCAACTACCAGTATCACAGTAAATCTCCCGCGCCACATTGATGCCTATGACGGCGCGAACATGCCTGGAACGCAAAATACGGTGGTGCTCGGGAACGTCTGGAAGTGGTATCTCTACGGCCCTGGACTCCCGACGAATGGATTGATGAGGTATCAGGGCGTCGTAGATACCATACGTCCCCACATCGATGAGGGCGGAGGCGAATCGGTGGATGTGACGATCACGCCCTATTCACAGATCCTCGGAGATCAGGCCGTCATCGGGCCGCTGAATTACGGGACGGCGGGCAATCCACTGACGTATGTCGATAGCGGGACGATGTTCTCAGGCGTGCTCTCCGCGACCGATCCCGATACCGGTTCGCCCTACATGTATCCCTTCACACTGGACGGTACCAATCCGGCAACGGTCGGCATTGCGGTACAATCGTCTTTCCAAAATCAGACGCTCCTCTCAGAACTCACGACGATCTTACTGCTCTCACCTGCCAACTACTTTTTCCGGATGAATGATACGGCACTCACGATCACCTACAACCAGTTTCCAGTCGCGCCCAATCACTTTCTGAAGTTGGGGCAGCACATTACATCGATGGAGTACGCCGTAGACAATGTGCCACGCAAGAATATGATCCTTGTGCAAGGAAAAGGCGTCTCTGCAAAGGCGGTGGGAGCCAGCGTAGCCACCATCGGGAAACGTTCCTACTTCAAGAGCGACAACCGCATCACCGATGTGATCACCGCGCAAACGCTCGCCAATGGTCTGCTCGCCTTTTACGATCGCTCGCAGATCAGGACAAAGATCAAGATCCCCGATTATCGCGGAGATGCACGCCCCGGCATTGGCTACGACATCGAGTCATTCAAGGTCGGGCAAACCGTGACGATCCTGGACACCAAAGCGCCGCCAATTGCGACAGGTACCTCTTCGCCACCGTGGGGTCAGTTTACCTGGGGCTCGTCGAAGTGGGGTATTAGCCCATCTACGCCGTCATTGTGGGGAACATTCACCTGGGGTCAGTCGAATTGGGGTTTCGGCGTCGGCGCGATCTTCAATGTGACCGTACCGATTGTGGCTATCAACTATTTGTATCATTCGGTTGAATTAGAAATCGGCTTTAGGCAGCCCTCTACAAATCGTTCTGTGTTCAATTTAGAGTCGAAATTCTCGGATGCGACACTTGTTTCGTAAATAGTAGAAAGGAATATACTATGAGTCTCACACTTATAACTAACGGCACCCTCAGCGACGCGTCGCAGTTGAATCAAGTCATCAATGTGCTTATGCAGCCCTCGGGCGGCACGGAGGCAGGCCGCTGGTTCGTGGAGGCGGGCACCTACGAGACGAATTCAACGATTGGCTGTGATATTATCTCGCGGTCCTACGGCGGTGCGGCGGTCTCCGTCTCTATTGACACGTCGGATACATCTCCGACAAGTCTGGGGACACCAACCACGCAGGCGCTCACCACCGGAGGCTTCTACATTATCGCGAGCGGGACCAGCGCATCACATACACCACGAGCTGGTGGCAGGTATACAATTCAGAATTAGTTTTGTATGGTATAAAGGGAACCTCATGCTAGAAACGATCTACGAGGATGGGTATTTTGCCTATCATTGCCATGATGAGGACTGTCATACCGCGTTATGTGCACATATCAGTGATAGCGCGGTAGAGCACCTCCACATGCCACAAGCGCCGGTACCGATGCGCCCGTTTGACCCTGAGCGCCCGTTGCTCTCATTGCGCGCCTCCCCGATGCAAGGCTCAGTCGTCGGTTTGCCTCCGTGTCCTCATTGCGGATCACGCATGTTCCTCAAGGCCGACTATTCGGTCAGAAACGTCATGAAGGAAAAGATGCTCCATACCTTCGTCTCGGATGGACGGGTGCGTGGCTATGCAATGGAGTTGCGCTATGCGAGGAGCTTCCGCCTGCTCAATATGCTCTATGACGTGGGCAAACTCAAAGCCCGTCCTTTGCTGCCTGTGCTTCCCTTCGACGCGATCAAGCAATCAGAGCTACGCGGATTGCCTCTCGATGTGGTAGACGCGTTCTGGCTCCCCTACGCGCTCTGTGGGCGGGTAATCGACTACGAGGGGATAGATCAGCATCTCATCGCTCTAGGGGGCGGTATGACGCCGCTCTTGCCGATAGGGACGGTGCTGGTGCACGAGAAGATGCGGCATGGTGGGGAGTTGCCGCCACCATCTCACTAGACAAAAGGAGAAAGAGTATGTCACTTATTGTTCACGGATTCGGAATCGGGCTCATTGACTTTACCTTTTTTCTCATATGCGGGTACTTTGCGTCGCAGAATTTCCGACCGCCTGAGTTCTGGCGTTGGGTGATCTTTGCGCTCTTTACGCTTGTAGCGTTCTTGTTCTTTCTCGCGTGGTTGGTTGATCTTGGCGGGCATCTCTGAGAGCATAGCCTAATCGTGCTTCTGCTCATCCATTCCAAATTCACGACGTATCAGGTTCTCGATAAATGCTGACCGTTGCTTTTCAGGGATACGCTGCTCTAATTCCTTGAGCGTATCAGGGTAAAGGGTCACATTGATACGCAACTTGCGATCAGGCTTTGAGGGGCGACCTGCACCCCTCGTCTCTCGTTGGTCCATTTATGCTTCCTTACCGTATCGATCATTAAGGTAATGAGAAACATCAATCTGTGTTGGGCATGCAGTATGTAGCTCATGGATGAGTTGAATGATCTCACGGACCTTCATGCTCTCAAGGACATGCTCAACAGGGATATTGAGGCGAAGCGTCTCTTGAGACCATCGGACTGCATAGGCTGTCCATCCGTAGGTCACTGAGATACCTTCCTCGTCGTTATAACGGGCGTATCGCTCAATATCGAGCAGGACGTTCTTCATGCGCTCGCGCCCATCCATATTGTTGTATTTGCGTATAACATGCTGCAAGTAGAGTACTAACCTTTGAGTGAACTCTCCCTTACTTAGATGACTGTTGTCTTCAATGATAGTAGTTGTCATGATCTCTCTCTCCTTCATTCGTGTGTTTTCTTCACTGTCTATATTATAGTGTGTACACACTGAATTGTCAAGAGGTTTACAAGGCAATTTCCCATCTCGTCAAAAACCCGTCTACATGCTATACTCAGAGTGAGAGCCTGCGCGCCATGCGTCGGGCGTTTTTTCTTGTTCAAAAGGACTCATTGTATGGTTGATTATCCACAGGCAATCACCTATCTTGTCGATGCAAGCCGCGTCTTCGTGGGGGAAAATGATCACGCGGCGTTGGTCATTCATGGCACGGGCGGGAGCGCCACGCAAACGGCACAACAGTTAGGTGATTACTTCCGTACCACGCCTCTAGAGACGTCATCGCATTATGGCGTAGATCGCGCCGGTATCATCTGTCAGTACGTTCTTGAGCGTGACGGGGCTGGTGGAAACTGCTGTACAGAAGCAGGACATGACACCTTCTGGGATCAGTTCGGCGGGGATAATCTCAATAAACATACGCTCTCTATCGAATGCGAGAACGATACTGAGAACAGTCTCACGCTCTCATCTGCACAGCAACATGCACTTTTCCCACTCATAGCGCATCTCTGCAAAAAATATAGTATTGCGCCCGACCACATCAAGTCGCATGCCTCTATTGCGCCTGTGACACGTGCGAGTTGTCCAGGAAAGAACTTCCCCTGGTCGGCATTGTGGGACTATTTGAAAGGAGTCACCAGTATGACAGAAGTATGCAGCGTGACCGACACGTCACAATTTTCCCCGAATAAATCGGTTGAAAAATGTGGATTTTTCTCAATCGCACTCTTGAAATATGCCGGACATCCTGGGCAAGCACCATCAGGCAATGCAAGCGAGATCACGGCATGGGCGGATAGTGAATACGTGAAGTACGATGGGCAAGATACGAGCAGTAACAGTTCAGGAATGACCGTCCCGATGGAGTATCAAGTCATCCAGGATGCAGGCTTGCACTACCAGGGAATAGGCGCGACGGAAACTGGTTTCCACGTCGATCATCTCACCGCCGACTACATACGCGCGTGGCTTAAGGACGGCTATCCCGTCCTGCTGGCAGTTGCAGAGGATGCCGTCTTCGACGAAGATCTGGGAGCAAAACCATACAGTTGGAATACGGCAGGCTTGTACCACATCATCACCGCAACGGGCTATGATGGGAAGGTGCTGCTCTGTCATGATACCGCATCCATCGGAACTGATGGAGTGAGGCCAGGACCGCGCCGTTACGACGCACAGAGACTACAGAGCGGGCTTATCTCAGCTACGGCGGTTGTACTCCCGTGGCTCTCTCGTCCCGCCTCAGATTTCGATCCTACGCAACCTACTCCTCACACACAATCAGCACTACTAGGAGAGACACCTATGGATATCAAAGACCCCGACTTTGCAGCAAGGTTCTTTCAGCAAGTCACTGATGGTGACTGGTACTGTCCTACGAAGCGACAGCATATCATTGGTGACATCCTCAAGTTCTACCGCAAGACCTGGGGTGCGGCGCGTTTACCGCTCTCCGCAGAGATGACGGACGTTGCTGGTATCAAGTGGCAGCATTGTGAAGCAGGCGTGATCATCTTTGACCCGTCTCACGTGCATGACCATCCCGCAGGCGATCCGTGCTACCTGGCACGGCTAGACGATCCGATGGTGCAACGGCTCTTCGCCAAACAGCAGATCGTCATCACAGGCAACGCAGGCACGGCGCTTGATGCACTGTTGGCAAACATCACCTTGCAGAAGCAAACATTGGAGCAAGTAGCAGGCGACCTGACGGCGTTGGAACATGGAACGGATGCAGCGGCGGTGACGGTGGCGAACATAAAAACGGCGCTCGCGGCGGGGAAATGATGAGAATAGGCAAGAAAGATGCGAGCGATTAAGCGGAATCTTACCAGTGTTGGCACTGTTCCATAAAGTTTAGAAAGAGCAATCATTATGGCCTTACCAACCATCCCAGGCGTACTCATCACCGCTGGCTCTGTCGTGATCGCCTATCTCGCCAGTTGGCTCAAATCAGACGGTCTACCACAGCGAACCAATGTCGTGATCGGGTGGATAGCGGTGATCATCCTCGCCGCTCTCACGCTCTGGCTCACGGGGAACTTCACCAGCAATATTGCTCAGGACCTCGTGTTGGTTGCAGTATCGGCGGGCGCGCTCTCGCAGCAACTCATCTCGCTGCTACAGACGGCACAGAAGACACCCTCGCCACTGTTGCCCCAGGTGCAACCTGCACAGGCGTACAAGCCTCTTGCAGCGGGGAGTGATCCGGCGGCAAAGTAGACAGGAGCGGCGCGTTCTGCTATACTAGCGGCGCAGACCAGCAGAGAGCCAGGGTCAGCACGGACAATACCATCACATGTAGGGGTTTCACCGTGCCAGCCCTGGCTTTTTGCACATAAGACGGACCTGCCCCCACCAGGTCCGTCTCAATCCTCTCCTCTCTTTCTTATTCCATTTCTTGCGACGTAGAACGCTTGTCATACAGCCGATGCAGGCACGGGTGCTTCCCTCAACACTTCCAGAAGCTTCTCCGCCTGCCGCTTTGTGGCAGCGTCCCAGGCAGAGTCCCGGGCAGCGGCCCTGTCAGCGGGGCTGGCAGCGTCCCTGTCAGCGGCCCTGGAAGCGGTCCGGGCAGCGGCACTGGCCGCGTACCAGGCAGCGTCCCAAGCAGCGTCCCTGGAAGCGACACTGGAAGCGACACTGGAAGCGTCCCTGGCAGCAGCCCAGGCAGCGTCCCTGGCAGGGCCGCTTCCAGCGCCATTGGCAGCGTCACTGGCAGCGTCCCAGGCAGCGGCCCACTCTGAATCCGCCACCTCCCCACCATGCAGCAGCCGCTGATAGAGGCCCGCAACCAGCACGATGACTTCTTTGCCTGCCTCGTCGGCAAAACGAATCACTCCATCTTGCGCGTCGATCAGGAGCCATACCAAGAAGCGCGGGATGATCCTCGAGAGATCAGCGCCAACCGGGATCGCCTCAAGGAAGGCGAGCGGGAACGCCTGGTAGTAGTCAATCGGCGTTTTCTCGAAGAGATGATCTTCGAGATATGCCACCTGGCGCGGGATGCCGAGCTCCGGCTCGAATTGCTCATGGATATTCTCGCCATCGGGGATCTCCAGAGTGCATGCGACACCGCATCCGGTACGCGTCCGGGGATCCCAATAATGGCCGCGCACCAGCTCATCTGCGGCCATATGCGCCTTCATCTTTTCGATGTAAAAATCTTTGGTGGCTTGCTTGCCGTGAAATGCTTTCATGATGTCTTTCCCTTTCGTTTTGTTGTTTCCAATTTCTTGAGCGTTTCGTAATGTGCAGCGATGACAAAAAGCGCCCGACCAGCGAGCGCCTCTTGTTTGCGTGAACGGACCTGATGGGGATCAGGTCCGTTGTGGGCAGCCGCTATCCCCGCCCGAGATAGAGCGGCTCGCGCTTGTCGCGTCGTGGGACATCCCACCTACTTTCAGCATAGAGCATCGCAGGGGCGCTTTCCCCATTAATACCCTGCGTATCCACGATAAGTACCATTTGCTGCTCAGCGAGGTACGCTGTAAGCTGTTCTTTATCCATGCTCTCAAAGGCCGCTTTAATCTCTTGATCGCTCATGACTTCATTCCCTTTCATTTTGCCCGTCTCGGGCACTCTCGTTTGCTCTTCGCCAGTGCATCGGCACCGGCCTCACTTGTTTCTCGTCTATGAATACTGTACTACAGAAACGAATAGAAGTCAAGCCTTTTCTGACGAGTTTTGGCACTCTCAGAAAATTGGTTAGCAGATGATCGCACGTTCTTGCTCCTTCTCAATCTGATCGCAATATACCTCCCAGGCGGCATAGGCGATCTGTCGTGCCTTTTTTTCTACTTTCTCATCTTCAGGGATGTAGCCTTCGTGCCATGCTATGGCATTGCGGAGGCGCTCTCTGTACCGCGTGTTCAGAGAGAGCGTAAGGGGCGTGCGCTCATCTACCTTCTCTGCTTCCTCTTTGACCGCATTCTGATTGCCTTGTTGTGCACCACGCTTCCGCTTGTTGCTACCCTTTGTCGTTGTCATGCTCTGCTTCCTCCTTCGGTTCGTCAACGATCTCCCACGCCTCCGAGAACTCTCTCTCCGCAAACATCTCAGCAAGCCCGCTAATCTGCTTGAGGCGTAGCACCTCATCAGGGTCCATCCCCAACTCGTGGGAAATCTTCGCATCTGTCCAGTTGCGACGGGATAACTCCTGCACGATCTCCGACATGGCCTGTACTTGATGCTTCCCACGCGCGCGATCTTATAGCGTAGATAGCACGGCTCACCTTCGATCTGATAGAACCGTCGCACGATCTCACGCGCCTGCTGCTCTGAGGCAAGCGGGACAGACCATGCCTGAAGGTCAGGCTTCCATCGTCGGCCAGGGATGCCCCGTATCTCTGCAACGAGCCTTGGATGATACGGGGCGCGAATAAAGAGGCCACCTTGCATTCTGACGACCTCTGCTAGTGGCTGCTGCATATTACCTCACGATCCTGACCAGAGAATGCTTTGGCTCTGGATCGAGATAGCGATAATCGAAATCAGCGAAGTAGTCGATACCCAGGCCATCATCATGACCTCGGAGCTTGATCCACTGGCATTCTCCGAAACGGTTCTGAATATGGCATTCAACGATGCCATATTCCCAATGACCAGGGAATGCCTCATTCTCAAAACGGACCTTCGCACCGATCGGAAAAATCTCTTCGTAGTTGGGTTCTTTCTCCATCACTCTCTCCTTCGTTTCTGTACTACACACAGTGTACTACGAAAACGAAACGATGTCAAGGGGTTTGAGGCGAACTTGGAGCACTCTCGAAAAACTGGTAGACATTCACCGATACTCACGTTACAATGACACGGCTCAATCTACGCATGTAGAGAGAGCGAGAGGCTGGCGCGGGTTTTGTTGGTTATGTTCCACAGTTGAAATATCATTCAATGAACAGACCTGGGATGTTTACAAAATTGTCACCCCGCGCCGGTCTTTTTTGCGCGAGATGCGAGAGCCAGCGTTGGAAGAGCAACGCTGGCTGGTGAGGAGGAGAGATGTCATGAACCCCCGGCTGAAGCCTGGGGGCTTGCAGTCATCTTTAACCGAACAGACGATTGTTCCGGCTGTTCTCAGATGCCACGATGGGTTGCATGACGGCAGCCCTTGAGATGTTGATGGCGGCGTTGCGATCAGCGTTATCGGTGTAGCCGCAGTTCTGACAGACAAAGGAGGCTTGACTCTTGCGATTGGCTTTCTCGCAATGCTTGCAGACCTGGCAGGTCCGCGAGGTATTGCGTGGGTCTACCGTATGCAAGAGAACGCCAGCAAGAGTCGCCTTGTACTGAAGAAAGAAACGAAGTTGCCAGAAGGACCAGGAGGAATGGCGAGCACGCTGAGACTTTCTTAACCGTGCCTCCGTACGCGTACGGATGTGCCTTA